CATAAACTCACCGTTCTTGTTTATTGGATTGGAAAACTATCATAAATCCATGTGTATCCAATTTCAAAAGCATGTTCTTGCACCATCCTACTTTCTTCTGGTGTTACTTTAATTTTATAGTTCATATAATCCCTTTACTGTAAATTCTCTTTCACGTAAGCAACAGCTTCTTCATGGGAATCAAACCAATACCATATGCATTCTTCTTTTCTCTTGCAACATTTATCACCAGAAAGCAGAATGCGAGAAGTTCCTGCATCATCTATTGTGAGGAGCATTTTCTCTTCCTCAAAAGGATCTATTCCGATTATATACCCATAATCAAAATCTAAGTCATCCCATGAAATTTCCTCTACTACATCTTTCTTAAAAATTACTTTCTTCATTTAATTCTCCTCTATTTTTGCTAACAGCCAATGCTGAAGCTTGAATAGAATGACTTCTTTGATACCATTTTTTACAGCTTTACTAAGTGCATATTCATTTACTTTATTAGACCTAATAAGATTTTGTTTTGATAAATACCCTATTTGCATATTTCCCCTTATCAATCTACAGTAAATATAGCATACACTATAAACCATGTCAACCATTAAAAACAAAAAACCACTTAAATTAAATCATATGAATGAGACATCATACAACTAACCTAAGTGGCTTACGAGTAACCTAATAGCTTTATTTACTTTTTAGATAATATTTTTATATAACAGTTCTTTCGTCTATCTTTATTAGACATTTCTTCCTCAGTAAATCCTAACTTTGCTAACTCTTTCTTTTGTCTTTCCACAGAACATTTCATTTTAGCAATGACAGCTTTATCTAATGAAGCCTCTTCCCAGGACATTCCTGTTCTCTCCATATGTGTGATAACAGCATGAGCATCCTTGGAAATAAGTCTCATGTTATTGGGAGATGTTAGAAGCCTAAAGAGAAAGATACAAGCCTCTAAACCATTAGTGAGGGAACCAGCAGGAGCAATATGATCTATGTTTCCTTCCTTAATAGGTAACACCTCTCCTGTAAGCTCACATTTGAAATGCTTCTTGGTGACGGGCTGTCCTCTTCTCTTTCCCGTCTTATAGTATTTTTGCTTCCCATTATTATCCAATACAGGAGCAGGGAAAGAATGCGTTTTCAAGTAGTTATTTTTAAACACCCACTTACGTGACCAAATAGATCGTAATGATCCTCTAAGCCAACCCCAATAAGCTGATTCTGTTTTCCAAATACTACCCTCCCACTCCCAAGGACGATGCTGTTCTACTTCCTTGAGAAGCTGAAGTAATAGTTCTTCTTTATCAACGTCCTTTTTCATATTCCCTTTCCAAAATGTATTCGTCATCAATTACAATACGCCCTACATCCACCATAGTTATTCCTGATATCCATTTTTCAAGACCATACCTTTCAACAGTGTTGCTTGGAAATAATACAAGATCATCTTCTATAATTTCTACTCTAATTGACATCAGTTCTCCTTATTGTGCTTTTAGTTACATCCCTACTTTTTAAAAGTTAAAATCTTTTTTTTATGTAAACCAAGAATACGTGCTTTAATTACATCCTTCATGGAGATATCAATTTTAACTGGAATAGTTAAATTGTTTATTTTCATAGTATCCTTCTACATGTTTACTTTAGGTCTAACTTTACGATTCTTAGGTTTATCCTTTTCTTCTAAATAATTCCATTTCATTTTAACTCTGTTGGTAAGTTCTTCTTCTAAATCATTACGCTCAATATAAGAACAAAGATCATCTAAGCTCGTGACACCATATTTGTCTGCAAAAGCAGTCATTATGTCTGCATGATCAGAAATATACTTTTTGATATTTGGAACAGAGTACCTTTTGTATTCGTCTTTTACAGCATCAACAATCCCCATGTCATCACAAAATTGTTTATAGTCATCATTGGAAACATCTTCTGCTTCTGAATCATGCTTCGGATCGTACACATCCCCCCATTTAAGGGCATTACCTTTATTAGGAATTTCCCTACCACGTTCGTCCAAAAGGTCATACAGAAAAATCAAATTACTTCTAACATTATCAAAACCACTATCAGTGAGGATATCAATATAAACTTTCCTACCTTCGTATCTTGTTCTAGTTTTTTCTAATATAACACACACCCTGTACCCATATGGACGATCTTTGGGGCCAAGATCACACACTCTTTTTATTTCAAACTTTTTACTGGAAGCAAATTTGGTGCCATGCCCTCCGGAGGTAGTAGTTTTCTTTTCAAAGGGCATGGCATTCATTTTGTCAATAATCTGGCTAATGACCATAACATGTAGATTGTGGTGATAAGCAGGAATGGCACAATGTCTCCACATTTCTTTAATCTTTTTAGCCCTATTACCATATGTCCCTATATTCTTTGCTTCCCCGTCTTTCTTGTAAGCTTTCATCTCGTCTTCTGTACGGGTTTTGTCATCTAATGTATAAAGAAGATCTTGACTATCAATTACTAAGATACCAACTTCTTCTTTAGAGGCATTAATGTCATCACAGAAGTAAAGTATATCAGATTTAAGGGATTCAACAACAGGCTCATGCATAAGATGTTTAGTTCCTAACAATGGGTACCCATAACGTTCCTCTGTATCAAAACTAAGTCCTGCTTCTACATCATTATACTTATAGTGTGTTTTCTCAGGAGAATATGCCAGTAAGGCTTGGTAAATTGCTTCAATAGCAAAGAGAGTTTTACCAGCAGTGGAGTCAGCATATATCTGTGCAATACCACCAACGTCCCATCCTCCTTCCATGGCAATGTCAAGGATGTCACTACCAGTAGGGATTTTCTTTTTAATCAACTCTTTTTTTACTTTCTTATTCTTTTTATTTTCCAATATGTTTTCCTTTTCTGCAATTGTCATATTATATCCTCCAATAGGAGGGGATTCCCCTCCTATTTATTTTAGTCTACAATTTTACCAGCAAATTCAAGTTCTCCATATTTCTTATCACACTGGGCATAGTGCGGGCATTCCTTTTCACCAAGACATCCTCTGGAGTCAATGTCATAGCCAAATTTCAACCCTTCAGGACATTCAGGAGCCTCATCGCCAGTGGCTTTACGTCTACGTCGAGGAGTTTCTTCCTCTTCATCCTTAGCTTTATGCCTACGAGAAGAAGGAGCTTCCTCTTCTACTTCCTTCTTAGAGGGGGTTTCCTGCACGTCCGTCTCGTCATCGTCATTATGAGAGGAATTACCAAAGAGCATATTCTCAATCTCTTCCTCAGAATGAAGTTTGAGCATTTTGTCAAGTTTAGGGGTTTTATCAATATCCTCTTCTGAGAAATTATATTTTCCTACTTTCTCAAAGGAGATATCTTTCACTTCACCTGGGCCTTTCTTGCCTCCGTAAGAAGATGTATCAGGAGTGAATACAACACTCACTTCGTCAAACATCATTTCTCCAAGCGTAATATCTTTTCTCTTAGCTTTTTTTCTAAGATTGTCAAGAAACCAAAATGCTGAGTAATCAAGGATTTTCATTTTATTGTCATCCTCTTTATCTCTTACAACAAACATTCCTCTACGTTTTGCTTTGAGAGGTCTAATCTCTTCATTGCTTGAAGCTTTCTTATAAGCATCATCTTTACTCATACCGTCATCTTTAAGATTCTGAATTTCTTCATCAAGTCGTCTACGGTATTCATTACAAATGGGGCAAGGTTTGTCATAGTTTTCAGGACATACGACACTACGTTTCTTAGGCCCAATTCCTGTATGCACCATGAGTTCAAGACAATAATCTTCCATAAGGTAATCATTCTTTTTAAGCTCAAGATATTCTGGATGCTTTTTTGTTGTGACGGCATAGGGGAGGATGTCAATTACACCTTCTGTTTCTTCTTCCAGTTTCATGAACTCCACATCGGGATATGCAGAAGTATCAAGTACCGAAAAGTTAGTTCTATTTCTCTTGTTAGTATCTGCTTCCTGTTTTGCTCTAAGTTTTTCTCTACGTTCGTTGTTTACTGTTCTGCTCATTTGTTACTTCCTTCGTTAATTTTGTTAATTCTACTTACTACTTTTAAATTATACACCGCTATGGGGGAATCTAAATCTGACTTATCTACGTGGTTGTAGAAAACGTACATGTCACCTTGAAAGTGAATGTATTTGGCTTCCACCAATTCTGCCTCTTGTTTGCTTTCTGTAAATGTTACTTTATACATATTATCCCTCTACTTTCTTTCTCCTACGTCTTTTCTTCAAATCCTCTCGTTCTTCTTCCACAAGAGCTTTCCTTTCTGCCTCCTCATATGCTTTAAAGTTTTTATCCTTAACACTATCCTCAGCTACTCTTGGTTCACTCCAATAATCTGATCGCCACAAGGCTCCCACCTCTTGAAGGCCATATTTTTTAGTGTTAATTGCTTCAACATAAGCTGAACATACATCCACTTCTTTCTGAAGCTGAATAATTTCCATTTCAATTTTATACAATTCATCATCAGAATCAAGGAGATCATTGATAGCCCCTTCTGTAGGTTTAATGATTTTACCTTCACCATTCTTTAGCTCTCGTAACCCTTTACGATACTCAAGAGCTACACACCCTTTCTTATACTTAAGATAGGCTTTCTTATCTTTAAGCTCTTCTGACTTCTCTGCAAGTTCCACACCTGATTCTCTACGCAATCGGCCTTGTATTGTCCAATCCCCAATCAAATCGTTCATGTTAATTTCTGTAGGATCATGCATGAGATACTCTCCTCTGATTTCTCTGCTCGGAATGAGTTACAGTGGGGTAGAGCCACTTCACTTTCACCCCTGTACCAAAAACGCCTTCCTGTGTTGCTCCACCAGCATTTACTTTAAGTCGTTTTTTACGATCTTCTTCTCTTGCCTTAGCTCTACTAAATGCTCTACTACTCATTTATTCTCTCCCCGTCAACATACACATGGTATTTTTTATCAAAAATAATATCTTCTGGTTTTGTTTTACACATAAAAGAAGAAACCAAATACTCCCCATTAAAAGCTAAAGAAGCATTCCCAAACTCTGTAGGATCTGTAATAATAACATCTATAGAATTATCTTTCACAGCTTACTCCTATCGTTTATCCCCACTACCTTTCAACACTCCTCTATCCATTCTATCATACAGTTTCTCAATATTAAAAGAGAGAACATCCGAAAAATTAAACCCTTTGTCAGCACATTCTTCCCTAAGAAGAGTGTAGTAGCTATTCAGATAAACAGTAGCTTTTTCTCTTTTAACCAGATCGGTTAATTCCCAAGCATCATCTCTGGCAACCTTCTTTAACACTTCTGAGAGCTTCCCAAGAATGGTAGAGCCATTGTCAATTAGATTTGGAATATCACCTGGACATATCGTGGAAAGGAATGGCTTGGTAGTAACCTCTAAAGAAATATCAAGAAGTTTAGCCATAATTCCCGTGTACCAGCAGATATCCCCTAATTCTCCTAAGATTAAAGAACTTTCAGATCCTGCATGGGTATGCTCTATATACTCCACAAGCTCTCCATGCATTCCTGCCATTGTACAAAACAACGCTTTTTCCCTACTATCGTATGTGATAGTTTTTTGTGCTTTTTCTACATATTCATCCCAGTTCAAAGTCTATCTCCTCTAATCAATATATTCTTCCTCCCAATCACTAAAAGTTTTTTTGAAAACAATAGAATCTAGTATTGACTCTATTTGCAATTTCACAAGCCATATGGTAAACGTTATTAGTATAATTTCCCCTAATATGATCCAATTGCCTATTAGCAAACCCCCGGCAAACATAAGAGTGTAAAAAATATAAGAAACCACTGTAGCATCAGTATCATATGCAGATTCAATCAATACGTCCATACCATAGTTTTTCCAAATCTGAGCCACTGCTTCTTGTCTGCTGATATAGGATGCTTCGTCATAAATACCATAGTAGAAGATTAACGTTCTAATATAGATTACAACCCAATAAAGAAGATACCCCATTATAGCAAGATGAGAAGCAAGGGCAACCCACTCATTTGTAGATAACGTCCCAATAAAAAGTGATAACACACTTCCCTTCTCTATGTAATACTTAAGCAAAATCTTTAAACACTTTCTCCATATTTTTTGGAGAGTAATTAAATACATTCCTACCATACCCAATCTTAGGGACGGAATAATCAGAGCACTTATTTATCAAATAATGCTGTGCCGCTTTATCCTCAAATACATCCACATACTCATAAGGAATATTTCTCCCATCAAGCAACATCCTAACAACTTTACATTGCTGACATCCTTCCCCACCATAAACTGTTAAGTTTGCTCTTTCTTTCAATGCACTCTCCTATAAAAGTTACTTAATTACAACCACTTTCATCATGGTTGCTATAATAATTGCAACACTTACTACTCTCCCAACACTCTGTTAAGAATCCATTATATTTGGCAGTATCAGGAACATACTACACAATCCCAAGGCTTACAATATACATCCTCATAGATCATAACATTAGCACTAATACAAAAGCAATAAGTCTATAGCATAAATCTCTCCTGTCTAGTATAGCACCTCTTTGCCTTTATAGCACCTCTTTGCCTTTATAGCATTCCCCATATGGCCTCATAAATACCTCCTAATTAGTTAATCTTGAATACAGTGTAACATCCTTTTAAAAAGTTGTCAAGTACCCTGTAACTATTTGATACATTTATTATATAAGTGTATCAGCTCTTTCTGTCCAATGCTATCCTGCCTCACTGTATCAGATGCTAATGGATAGTAACACAATTTCTTAAAATTGTCAATAGTAGTTTTAGAACAAATAATAAAATGATATGCTTTCCTGTTTACGGTGGCAAATTCCTCCAAAACAGTACCACAATCACCTGTTCCCCCATATGCTTTTACAGCAATTGTTGCTTTAGTAATATCTTTGGTGAATACAAAATCTTTATGAGTACTCTCCAACACAACTGGTTTTCGCCTGGTCTCTTCCCTTTCCCAAATTTGGAATACACATTTAGCTTGCATACTTTCTGGGATAAAACTTCCAATAGGAATATCTTGCTGATATTTTAAATGAAAATCTAAAGACAATCTATTTTGCACAGAAATACGCTTAAATGTTCTTGGCACAATGAAAGCAATTACTGAAGCAAAGGATGAAGCATGATTAAAGAACTTAATAGCTTCTTTACCATTTCTACCAAAAGGGGGGTTGCCTATGACAATAGTATTTTTAGCTGAATAGTAGTCATAAAAACTTAGTGTCAAGGCTCCTTCTATTTCAGGTTCTATGTCGAGGTATACTAAAGAATCTTGGGGCAAATGTTTTACAAAGCTACCATTACCACAAGAAGGCTCAACAATAGAATCAAAATCATTGAGTGGATATCTCTCCTGTACTATTGAAATGCATTCTTCAGCAATATTCTCTTTGGTATAGAACTTATCCAAGGTCAAGCATATACTCCTGAATGTCCATTTCCTTAATAAAAGCAGTATACTCGGAAGTAAATCCTTTTTTCAAACTACCATGGTCTGGGGCATCTGTAATACTATGCAAAGCAACAATTTTTGGAATGCTGTACAAATTAACCTGTGCTGTTTCATAATTGACAAACACACAAATATAGTTACTGACGTCATCAACTGCTGATACTTGTTTTAGTCTTAATGTTGGGGAATTTCCAACGTAAACTTTTACAAAGTAGTTTCCATGTTCCCCTGAATACCCGTCACAAATATCAGATTCTACGGCGTGCAGAGCATTAAAAATAATCTCTTTAATAAGGAGACCATAAGACTGTGGTGGTAGTAGAGCAATACTCTCAATAATTTTGTCTATAGTGGTATTATTTCTTGTTAGAATGTTAGCTTTTATACCGGCTACATTTTTCTTTCTCTGCTTTATGCTTACAAGATACTCTTTTGATTTTGTTGTCATGTTCTCTCCTAATTAGTTAATCTTGAATACAGTGTAGCATCCTTTTAAAAAGTTGTCAAGTGGCTCACCCACAATAATTTCTTTTTAAAGGAGGGTATTGCTATACCCTCCAATAGTATTAAGCTTTAGGTGGGAAGAAGATTCCTTTAATAACTGCTCCAAGAGCAACCACAGCACCTACCAGCCCAACAATGACAGCTTCATTTAAACCACCAATGTAACACATAGCCGTTCCACCAATAACACCAATAACACCAAACACTTTCCATTTCATAAGATCTCCTAACACTTTATTTTTGATTTATCACTAAACCAACACCCCCACCAAGAATCGAACTTGGGTTTATGGATTCAAAATCCATAGCATTGACCGTTATGCTATGAGGGTATTTGCCTATCATAAAACAGGATGCCGTAATATAATAGGACTAAGCTGTATTTTAACAACTTTTTCGTGCATTTCGGTCAGCTCAAACCATTACACGATAACAATTGTTTAAAATTGGGGACTTCTACTTTAAATAGATATTAACATCTTTTGCTTAGTTCTTCAATTGTTTCTTTAGATAGAGAAGAGAAAGGCACTTCTTTCCCATTAACTTTGATGCTAATTTCTAAGTGTATTTTTTCTTCATTAACATCAATTCCAGAAATTTCTTCAAAGATTTTAGCATCAAAGTTAGGAAGATTTTTCAAAGCATCTCTTTCTTCTATAGGAGCTTCGTCCCATGCTTTCCTAAAAGCCTCTTTATATTTTATTGTTTTAAGAAATCCGCTAAAGGTTTCAATTTCATCTTTATACTGCATTCTTTCTTCAGCAGTAGCTTCCTCTTCTTTTATCCAACGAACAGGCTCAAAATAGAGGAAAGAGGGAAAGTCTATATCGTTCTTTTTTAAATTTGTGGGTTTATTAAACATCCTAACAAAATCTTCGTCCGTATTAAAAAATCCTGAGCTACAATTTCCTGAGTTCCAATCTCCAGTATTCTCATTTCCTGAGTTATAGTTTCCTGAGTTTTTGTTTCCAGAGTTTCTGCTTCCTGAGTTCTCATTTCCAGAGTTTCTGTTTCCTGAGTTTCTGTCTCCTGAGTTCTTGCCTCCTGAGTTCCAGTGTCCAGTGTTCCCATTTCCTGAGTTCCAGTGTCCAGTGTTCCCATTTCCTGTGTTCATCTTGTTATCCATAAAATCTCCTTAATCAATTACTATTAAATACACTATAGTATGTTTTTAAATTGTTTCCTGAGTTTCTGTCTCCTGAGTTCTCATTTCCAGTATTCCAATCTCCAGAGTTTCTGTCCCCTGAGTTTTTGTTTCCAGAGTTCCTGTATCCTGAGTTCCAGTGTCCAGTGTTCCCATTTCCTGTGTTCATCTTGTTATCCATAAAATCTCCTTAATCAATTACTATTAAATACACTATAGTATGTTTTTAAACACAAAGCTATGCTGTATCTCTTTCTTATCATTATAGCAACTATACTCAATTAACATCTCTTTATCCATATTCATTCTCCTTATGAGCATTTGCTCCAACCACAAAAATTACTACAAGATTTACATCCATCAATGTAAATCAGATCTGCTCCACAATCAGGGCATTTTTCCGAAGATAATACCTCTTCTTCTTTTCCAATATACTTTTTAAGCTCTCTTGCTACAGCTTTATTAAAAGAGACAAAGCCCTTCCCTTTAAGCATCTGTTCCACAATAAACTGAAGGGGAATCCCATGTTCTTTATGCCTTAACATCAAAGAAATCATACGAGTCACTTCGCCATACTCAGCATCATAGATAGCAGAAAGGTTTTCTACCTTTAATTCCCCATCAATGTAAAGGTCATACCATCCACGTTTCTTTTTGACAATGGTGCCCTTTGCTCCATTTTTAACATCATGCTGTTTCTTTGTAGCAAACACCTCATAGGGTTGGCCATTCAAAAGTCCTACAACCACTTTAAACTCTTCACCTTTCACTTTAGTAACATAAATGTCACAATCTAAAGAATCAGGTCGTGCAGGAGATATACGCTCTTCTGTAGGTTTTGTAGTTTTAGAAGAATATTCTAAAATCCCCTTCATACTCCCATCGGGATTAAATGATGTCATCCCTTTGAGTCCTGCTTTGTAAGCAAGCATGTACATGTCTTTATACTCGTCAAAGGTAGTCCCCGGAGGAATATTTATTGTTTTACTAATACTATGGTCAATATACTTCTGAAAAATTGCTTGTATGGCAATACCATCTTTAGGGGAAATGTCAGCAGTAGTCTTAAAAAATTCTGGTAAAGTGTCAGGTTCTTCTCCTATAAAAGCAATATAGTCCAACCAAGCTTTATCATATACAGTTTCCTTTTTGGTTTCATCTCCTCTACCCGTTCTAATGTTTCTATCATACTGTAAGCTAAAAATAGGTTCAATCCCAGAGGAGCAATTATTCCCAATAGAGAGGGATGTTGTACCTGTTGGGGCTATAGTGTTTAGCCCTATGTTGCGTAAACCATATTGCAACACTTCTGCTTTAAAAGCACTATTGAAATTGTCTTTTATGAAATTAGCTTGGATTAGTTTTGCATTATCGCATTTTGGAAATGCTCCCTTCTCTTTAGCAAGATCCAAAGATGCTTCATAGGAAAATTGTTTCAAAGACATACCTATAATGTGGGAAAGAGATTTGCTGGCTTCATCCCCATAAGTATGTCCTAACATAGCAAAAACATCCCCCAAACCTGTGAACCCTAATCCCACTCTTCTCCAATCCAAAGACATTCTTTCTATTTTATCCAAAGGATACTTTGTTCTGCTTAGAACGTTATCTAAAAATCGTATCCCTATTTTAATGGATTTTTCAAATTGCTCAAAATCAAAATCTGCTCTATCAGTAAAAGCATTAGTTACAAATGCAGGTAGATTTAAAGAGCTAAGGCAACAAACAGAATAAGAGGGCATAACGATTTCACCACAATTATGAACTAACACCCCACAACTGTTTAAGTATTTTTCATCGTCTGTTTCTGTGATAATGTAGAAATTGTGATTATCTTCCACAGTAATATCATAAACATCTTCTGTTATCCCAGTAAAACGAATATCTTCTACGAAAACATCGTAGGATAAATCCACATTATGATCTCTCTTTTCAGGTAGATCGGGAAGCCTTTCTTGTTCTCTGAGAATTCTTTCTGTGCCCCAATTATACCTTTTTGCATTAGCTAAAACATTTTTATGTCTGTTATGGATAGACCTGTCCTCATAAGACATTCTATTTATTGGATTATACTTACCAGTTCTTTTGGTTATCTTTTTGTGGTCTTCAACAGTAATGAGTTTTAAGTTTGTAAGAAAATCATTAGTAGAATCATCATCAAAGTGATCGATGTTATGCGTCTTCCCGTTATACTCTCCATGATAGTGTTCCCATAGCATTCTATACTGTTTTGCATAACCATTAGATTTAGAATTAATATGTCTATAAGATTTATGGGAATTCTTATTAGAAAAGGAATAAAATTTCTCTAATTGTTTGCCAATAGAATCTTTAGCCTCGATATACTCTCCAGAGTGCAAAGCAAGTTTATGTTCAGGAGTACATCTAAATGAAGATCCATCAGAAAGAATAATGTCAATGACTTCTTTCGTTCCTGTCTTAAAGGCAACAGCTTCTTTGATCTCCGTCTTCCACTTTCCTTTATTGTTTTTTTCTTTTGCTGAATAAACAATAAATGGGGAATCTTTCTCAGCTAATTCTTTAATAGGCACTCCATTTCGCCCATCTGCTACAGCAACAATGGTATCTCCTGTAAAGCATGGATTAACTCTATCCATTTTAAGTTCCCAATAACCATTGTTATACCGTTCAACAGTATCTAAGTTAAATACTCCTGGCTCATTGTGTGTAAAACTATTTTGAGATAGAAGATCATACAGTGTTTTAGCTTGTATTGTCTCGTACACTTCCCCATCAAAAACCAGATCCCAAGGAAGATCCTGTTCCACTGCCTCCATAAACTTATCTGTAATACCTACAGAGATGTTAAATTGTGTTAGTGTTTCATTCTTCTCCCCTTGCTTACAAGTGATGAACTCTTTAATTTCTGGATGGTCAACATTAAGGATGGCAATATGAGCCGCTCTTCGGTTTCCTCCTGTATGTATTACTTTAGCACTTTCATTGAAAACTTTTAAAAATGATATTACACCCGATGAATCTCCTCCCTTAGAAATCAAGGCCCCTTTTGGTCTAATGTTGCTAACGTTAATACCAACACCCCCACCAGTAGATGAGATTATTGCATCATCTTTTAAAGCATTATAGATACCGTCAATACTGTCCTCAGCATCTATAGTATAGCAATTAGAGTAATATCGCATTTTTGTGTCTACTCGTGCATTAGCTAAAACTCTTCCGGCGGGAAATAGCCTTTGCTCTGCCATTTCTGTGTAAAACTTATCTTCCCACTTATCTATTGCTTCTGTAGAAGTTTCTGCAAGAGCAATATCTTTGGCAATTCCTTTAAAAACTTCTTCTACATTCTTCTCGCCATTTAGGCAATACTTTTTATTAAAAATCTCTTTGCAAACTTCCTGTTTAAAATATTCTGACATTAATTCTCCTTGTGTATAATGGTTCTTAATTTTTTTACTTATAGGGGGACATGAATAGTGGTCATAGCTATTCATGCGTTTAAACCACTATAGTTTTACAATTTTTCTACTTGTCACGTTATTACCTTCATCAAAAAACTCTTCTATTTTTACATTAGGAACAAACTGTAAGGCTTCAGCTACATTCTCTCCCTGTTGTGTTGTAACCTGTATTACACAACCTACCTCTTTTATTTCCATTGCTTTAGTTGACTTCATCCAACCTTCTGCTTTACTGGAAGCCTTACTTATTAGCTTAAAAGTATCACCATTGCCCCAAAAAACTATATCCTTTACATTCTTGGTTGCTCTATTTGAATCTGTATTACCCAGTGATTTGTTCATTATTTTCTCCTGTATTTATGTATTTAAACTATACTTCCTTAACAATACTTAAATTTAATTTCAGACAATAGCTTACTAAACTCCACATCAATTTCTCGTAAACGTTTTTCTCTACAACTCTCACATGCTACAACTGTATTCTGATAATGCACTTGATTGTAGAAAGAAATCACCTTCTTCCTGTATTCCTCTGAAATAGGGACACAAGAATTATCCCTATTAGCTATATAAAGAAAATCATCTTTAACACTATAATACGTTTTAGCAGAATGTGTTAATACCTTTAGTTTATTGCTAATATCCTCTAATATAGAAAAGTTCAAACCATCTCCTTTTACATTTCTAATTTAGCTTCAATGGAAGAAAAAACCTCTGCCACAGCTTCTGTAATAGGGGACTTTCCTTTCTCTGTATCGTACCATAGCTTCAAAACACCCTTAGCCACAACAGCACTGATTCCTAAAAAAGACCAAATTGTACACACAGAATTTCAATGTCTATATTGATATTCAATTTTTCTTCTGTGTTATCTGCTACATGAGCATACACTTTCATCATTTCATCATAGACATCTTCTGAAAAATCCATATGATTTTTGCGTAAATCCTTCACCTCAATTACAGGATCACTACCTTTATCAACTTCCTCTACGGCTCTGAAATACTTATTTATTTCTTTTTTAATTCTTTTCTTTTCAGCGGGCGGGGTAGTGTCTTTGTCCCCAAAACGATGTTCAAGAAACCCTTCCTTACTACTTTTGCTATCTGCTGTAAGGAGATTACTATTTTCCCTAAACTTGCAATAATTATCATAAAAAGATTTTACTTCTTTCATTACTTCTTCATTTAATTCTTTCATACTTCCTCCACGTATCCATTTTTTGTAGCCCAATTTTCCAATTCTTCTTCATCAAAGATAACATCAGGTGCAATACTGTTATTGCTTAATAGGAAAGAGATATCTCTTATACTGAAAGAACCTGAAATTAACACACCTTCGTCTCCAAAGTGTGATATAGAAACATCATCCTTAGTAATAACGTCCCCTATGATAAACTCATGCATATTTTCCTCCTAACAGTTATCATATAACCTTCTGCTTAATCCTGCAACCCCACTATCAAAGAAAGGGTCTTCAAAGTCAGAAATAATTCCTGAAGCAAATTCCCCATTCTTTTTTGTACCACTAATTAGCACTTTGTTAAAATACCCCAAAATTGTTCTCCTAATTCCTTCAACATCACTTGCATTTACATTTTTCAAATTAGAAGAAATTGTTTTCCAATCCCCAATAGATAATGCTTGTGCTAAAGCATATCCATTAGTTGCTACATCATCTTGTTTGAGTAAATCAAGCTGATCATCAAAATCATTTATACCTCTGATAAGCTCTAAGTCTGAAATACAATCTCTTGGAATCCTGTTATTCTTACTGCATATTCTTGATAGCACCCTCCTGTCTGTGACAATACCCTCCTTTTCACATATTGTCAATAGATGTTCTCTCAAAGATTTTGTATCAGGAGCATCAAACTTTATTTTAGTGAATCTACTTTTGATGTTCTTAGGGATTTTATTTTCTTCTGTTGTGCATATGACAAAATATGTGTTCTCTCCTGGTTCTTCTGTGGCTTTTAATAAGCTGTCAAAAAATTGAGAGGAAGCTCTTTGTATTTCATCAAGAATAATAAGTTTTGTTTTATAGCCCAGAGGTACGTTGCTTACATTCTTAGCAATGTTTTTAGATGTAGCCACACCGTTGTCCACAGAGGCTGAAATCTCTTCGATGTAACACTTTGGTAGCGAAGTACCTATTATCCTTGCTATGGACGTTTTTGACACGCCATGTGAGCCATAGAACATATATGTGTGGTCATATCCACGCTTCCTATCTTCTTTTAATTTAGTGATGAAAGGAAGATCTCCCACAAGATCATCTAAAGATTTTACCCTGTATTTATTATATAGTTTTTCCATAATCTATTCTTCCATCAATATTTGTATTGTCCCATCATCAAGAACACAAAACCCTACAGCCACCTTCTCTGTTGCCTCTTCTAATTTCTGTAGTTGAAAGGGGAAATCTGATTTGAGAGCAATTCCCTGTTTAGCTTCTCCTGTAAAAGCATTTAGCCAATAAAACCTTGAATTTACATGAACTTCTTCTACACCTTCCACTTGTGGTGTAATGTCCAAAATGGAACCTACTTCCTCTTCTGTAAATGTAACATCATCTTTTGGTTTAGCTTTTTTACCAAGTTCTCTTGATACAGTGTACTTTTCACCCATTGTGTTCCTCAATAGCTTTCACCACTTGCTCAAGAGAAGGAATGGTAGGAAGCTTCCCATCAGTTTCAAGGCATGTCATATCGTAATTATGGCGATAAATACTTCTAGCCTTGGCATATACTGGGAGATAATCATCAGCCATTATATCCTGCACATATTTATCCTCTAATCTTGGCACTTTCATTTACTCTCCTTTATCTTCTGTTTCTCAGGCATAATAAGGACATCAAATGATGGGAGAGTCTCTACCCAGTCACAAAAAACCTGCCAGTCTGGGTGTCTGTGCTTTCTTCTTGCAATGTATATAGCTCTTAAAGTAGGATAAGAAAAGTAGCATATCTGATGATAATACTTATTAGGTAAATCTTTTTGCTTCTGTGATGCTAATTCTTCCCCAGACATTTCTCTTAATTCATTGTGCATAGATGAAGATGTAGACAATACTTCTCTACCAATGCGATATGTATCTAATTCCACCATCCACCCAATCTGAAAGTGCATATCCACCCAAACTATAGCTCCTCTTGAAAACTTAGCATGATCTGTTCCACGTTTGATGAGCACTTTTGCTAACTGCTCATCTTCTGTCTTTTGTTTTCTCCCTTCCATAGGAAGCCGCATTGCCTGTAGAGTGGGGGTAATCCCACCCACTTCTAGTGTTTCAATTTTTAATGCTTTATACAATATCCTTCTCCTATAGTAATTTAAGATGTCCCGTAATTTTATCAATAACAGCACTATCAGCAGGGCCAATAGCAAGACATGTCTCCGTAGCTTCCCCATGAAATTCTGTTTTACCAAGATCAGTAATCAAAGCACATGGCAACTCAGCATATGTAGCATTCTGAAATACTTGTAGTAATTCTGCTTCAGAGTTTACAAACACCACAACTTTAGTATAGTCCCCTTCTTCCCATTCAATCATTTCAGGTGTTAGACCACTCTCTGGGTTAATGGAATAAGCCGTAATGAGTTCATTTGATTGAAACATCCTATCAAACCACACCTTCATAGAGGCATGAGAGGCTTGAGCCACAATTTTTCCCTTCCTCATATTTAGATCTTTCCTAATTACAATTACTTGTTTAACCACCATTTCTCCCCTAATTATCAACTATTTTATTTACAATTTTGGCATTACAAACAAAACTACTATCTTTAAAATACAATAAGGTTATTGTATCATCACTATTATTTCTTGTCAACCCCCTAGCAATAAGTTTTTGTGATACTACTTCCCCTACAAAGTTTGCACCAGAAACACTAACTGTTTCTCCTATCCAATTTTCTACTTTAATAGGGATTATTTCTTTTTCTTTTTCTTTTTCTTTAGTAGACTCTTTTACGTTACTATCATTAAAGTTCTTTTTCTTTTTCTTTTTCACAAGTACTCCTCTAATTCGTGCAAGGATCTAATTTTAGGCAAATCTTCTTTGTAATTGTAAAATGTTTTATACAAATAAGCTTCTCCTCCAGCATTCATGAATTTCCTAATATTATCAGGACTATCATCAATAAGGATACCATTGCTGGCTAACAAATGCTTGTCTCGTAACATCACTATGTCAGTGTTGGTGTTTATCTTAGGGTAATTCCGTTTAAGCCATTCTTCTTTCTCTGAAGGGCAAAAAGACCATCCGAAAGGAAGAGTACACACGTAGACAAAATGTTTAGAGTAAAGATCCATTTCTTCCATTTCTGTGTATATCTTATTATTCTTATGTAGATTTCTCCAGAATAAAGGGTCGCTAAAAACTGTGGTTGTATGATGTCTCTCATGATTTCCCTCTGTATGAAACCATTTACTTAGATCATACCCATAAGGGGATTTTTCCCAAACACTATTTTTATAGTAGTACTTAACATAAGAAATGAAGTCATCCCCAAATGTATTCAACACACCGTCAAGATCAAAAAATATTGTTTTACTTTGCACTAAGAATCCCTCCGTAAATAACCTCTAAAGATGTGTATAAATCTAAAATAGAAGAATTATTTTCCACCGTGTGATCAGGAATTATCTTACTCATTTCGGTTTCACTTGGGTGGTGGTCGTTAGAAGCACTATCTTCTCGATTAACTCTAATAATAATACCACCCATCTTCCTTACAGTTTCTGCTTCATTTAAAAATCTTAGATCACTAATCACTACATTTGTGTCTGAACGTTGTAGTTCAAACCAATATTGAAAACGCTTTACCCAAATAGCTTTTCCTATGAGAGAGTTGAACTCCGGGTATAACTCAGGTAGTCTATCTCTGAATAAGTCTGTTCCTATAGCTTGCTGAGCTTTACGCATGCTAATCCCCCATTTAGGGTCAGTAGTTTCTTTGTATTTACCATTGATCCAATCATCCTCACATAAGAATATATCTGCTACAGCCCTTTTAATGGCTCCTGCAAATTTGTAATTAATGAACCCATAATTCTCCTCAAAATAAGCGGCACATGTGTCTTTTCCTGACCTCTTCATTCCCGTTAATGCTATTATCATTTCCTGTACTTCTCCTTTCTTTTCTGTTCTGCATCTTTTATTTTCTGTTCTGCATCTTTTATTTTATCAGGATATTTATTAATAAATTCTTTTACAGTACTTTTCCATAATTTTTCATCCCTGAATTTTTTAGCTTTATTTTCCAAATCATCTATATCAGCGGTATACATATTTGAATCCCAAGAAAATACCATTAAATCCTCAATAATTTGTCCTTCTGTGTAGTTATAACGTCTTAAATCAACCAAATCAACCAAAGTATGCTCAATCACCTTTTCCAGTGAGGAATATACATGTGCCGTTGTTATCTTGAAAGCTGTTCTATCACCTTGATTTGCTACTAAATATACTTTCATTTATTTCCCTCACTCTGTTTCATCTGTTTTATTCCACCAAATTAAATACTTCGGAGATTTTGCTTTAAACCCAATCTGCTGATTAGTAACGGATCTCCAAACAATACCCTCTCTTTTGACCCCTTTCTTCAACATGGATTCTCCATTAGACTCATCCAAAACGTCTTTAAGTTGTGCTGGCAATGTTACAAAGTTTTCTTTTAGTAGTTTAGGGACAAACTCCAAGTTGTACTTTCTGACAAATGCAATAATATCAACATAATTCCAACTCTTTCCTGTGTCAACATCAGTAATACCATAAACAAAAAATCGTAGCTCTGGAAAGGCATAAATATTCTTCTGAATTCCTGGGCCAGCTATTTCTCCTTGGATTGCTATTTTCTCTTTTGTTTCTTTAAAATGTGTTCTAAGAATTTGTTCTATATTGTAAAGCTCAGACACCTTATCCCAATTGCTACCATCCCCTTTATAGCGTATAGCATTGTGAGAGTACAAACGATAATGTGCTCTTCTTCCAATGAGCATGTAAGTAGAAGCTTGTCCTTCGATTTTCTCTGTCTTATAGTACACCTCATTAGGGTAATTGGTTTTCAAATACTCAAATATTTTTTGTATGTTAGTTTCATCACTTTTATGGACAGTGGTGGGGTAAGCGTATTTTGCTTTCTTCTTTCCAAGGATAATTCTTCTAAACAAACGCCACTCAAGGAGGTAGCTAACAAACTTCCCATACTTCCCTTTGTTTACCCTACTCTCTGCCAGGAACTCGTCGGGATCATATTTCCTGACACCAAGAACTTTTGCTACGCAATCTCCTTCTTTAGCATCTTTAGGGAGAATTGAAAGGGGGAAAACAATTCCTTGTGAAAATACACCTCCCATAGACATATTCCTAATCCTAAAACCATTATACTTTTTACTGTAGCATCTGGGTCTAAGGAATTCAAATTCAGGTTTTACAGGTAGTACAGTGTCATATTCTATATAGACAACTAAATCTCCTACAGCATAAGCTCCTTTTTCTACAATTACTTCCCATCCACCAATAGTAGCAAGTTCAATTCTATCTTTTTTTGCAATAGGTTTCAAATTTTCTATTCTCAATACATTAGCTAATTCTCTCATCGATGACAATCCCCCTTTCATCACTATCTTGCATTAGCATTTGGATTACTTCTGCTATTCTATCATTATCAGTGTAGTAATCCACAAGCCTATATGCTACAGAAATAAGATCAAAATCTAAGATATCATCTAAATTTCTACCTTCAATGGTTATTCCCCCATTATTGTTTTTTAGAATCTTCACTTTCTAATTCCTCCAATTCTTTCTTAAGCTGAATTATTCTCTGTTCTTTCCTCATTTCCTCTGCTTTCTTTTTTTTCCGCATCATGTCCTCACGATAAGCTTCTACCCACTTTTCATCTATGAGGTTTAAAGCAAGGGCCTCATCTACATCAATGTTTTCAAGGTAGAAACTGTCATGCTCATAGTCACCAATATTAGCTTTATGGTGTAGGAATACAAATTCATTTGTCCAATCCTCATAAGGATCATGCTCACTTACACTAGAGATCAGAATAATCCCTTTATCAGTGTTGATGGCAAACTTACGGGAATCACTTGCTACAGCTGTTATTGTAGCTCCTACCATTCCTTCTTCCTCAAGGCAATTAATTACCTTTCTCATACCAATCCCCCACATATTTAATTTTATCGGAATACTCTGGAAGAAAAATGCCAAACCATTCTTTACACCCTTCAATTAGATTGTCTATTTTATGTAAATCATCTACATCCACATATTTTTGTTCCAAATAGTAAGCATTGTCATATCTGATTTTAGTGCGAAACTCTGCAAATTCAGCACCTATTTCCTCATCATTTTTTATAGAATCATCCCGGTATTTGTCATAACAAGATGTGGATGTAATCTCGAACACTTCCACCCATTCCCATTTAACAAACCAAAGAAATTTAAATACAGGGAGATGGAGCATTATTTCACTAAAGTATGCTGTATATTTTTCATCCATAACCCCACGTGTACTAATTTCAATAAATTCTGGATTTAGTTTCACAAACCTATTGAGTCTCTTTAGTGTTTTCCTTTTCCAAAGAAAATTGTCCCACTTTGGTTTGATGTCCCACTTAAGAACCTTATAACTTTCCTGCAACATTCTTTTCCTCAAAGAATGTCCTGTTTTTTCGCATTCGATTTTAAGCTCATTTTGCATTTTTTCCCATACATTGCTAAATGATTCTAATGCTTTTTCTTTCTTTTCTATCATTCTAAATATCCTCCCATAAACAAAAGCAAGCACTTTCCATGTTATCAAATTTCATATTAATCCTCCTTATATAAAGCACAATATCCTTTCACAAAAATGGCAAAGTTAGTATATAGTTCTTCAATAGAATCTACCACAAGTTTTGTTTTTGGTTCACAAAAATAAAAGCAAAATTCATCCTTAATACCATAATTAGATTCTACCATAAACTCTGCAAACTTGTCAAGCATTTCTTTTAAATAATCACATTCACAGCTTTTATTTTCAAGAATAAAAGCTGTTTCAATACCAAGAGAATATTTCTTTTTCTTCTTGTCATAAAATATTTCAAAATCATTAGCTTGATATTTTGAGGCTTCTCCACCCCAAGCACTTACCCCATAAATAAATTCCATATTCTTATTAAAATATCTACTAAATCCAGCATATCCAAAAAAGTAGAATATTACATTATCAATTAGCTTTTTTTGCAAAGTTCATTTAACCCCTCCGTGATATGGGCAAGATTCAGAAATCCAATATCTTGCACCAATTCTATCACGATTATCCATTACAGGACATGTACAACCACTAAGACCAGACCATTGGTATGTATGGTATTTTTCATTTTTCTCGAATCCCCATGCCACTTGCAAACTATATTCCAATTCTGTAATTTTGTCAATAATGTCTTTACAATTTGATCTTGTTAATTGCCCGTGTATATTTAAGTTTTCAGCTATATGAAATATATCTATTAGTTTAATGCGTATGTCAATAATATCATGCAAGTTTTTCCAAACATTATTTTTTGTTAATAAATCCTCATTTATTACTATTGTTTTCCCTTTATACTTGATCTCCATCAGATTTGTACCTCCTAATTTACTGGTTGTGTATTAAATAATATTTTAGCATAAACAAACATGCTTGTCAAGCATTATCTAAATCTTTTTACAAAATCAGCACCTTTGGTAATAGCACCACCAAAAGCAGGTGGTTTATACAGTTCTCCACCACACTTAGAACAAAGGGTGGTTTTAAGGTATTTAGCAATATCCTTATGCTCCATAAGCTTATCAAACTTACTACCACAATCTTTACATTCAAATTCGTATATTAACTTAGCCACGCACTCCCTCCTCATTTTCTTCTGTATATCTATCTTCCCATGTTACCCGCTTACAACTGGTACCCCAATTCTTGTCGTAGTATTCAGCATCGACTTTCAATGGGAGAGCAAGCCACCTTACTTTTCTATTAACATATGTTTCCATAGCATAGTGAATATCTTGTTCAAGCCCACCTTCAAAAAACTCTTGTGCATCTACACTAAATTCGGTAGAGTCATGCACCGTGAGTTTTATTGAGCTTTTGTATCCCTTCTCTTTCATGATCTCCCAAAGTTTAAGATTACCAAGAAGAGCTAGTACGAACCCACTTCCCTGTGAATTACAATTACCTACAAAGGTTTTACTTAGTATACCACTGTATTTGAACCCAAATTTACTATAAAAGTAACCTTTAGTCAAATACTCTTCCCATGTTTTGTCTATATATTCTTTGAGCATTTTATATCTATCCCAATAATATTCATACACTTTTTTACACAAGTCCCGTAGCTTTTGTTCTGTAGCATACCCTTTATGTCTAAACCATGCAAGGTGATAATCTTTAAATTTCTCTTCAAAAAGAGTAGTATAGATTCTATTAGCTGAACCACCATACTGTAAAGCAAAGTTAGCTGATTTAATATGTTGCCTCATTTCTTCTTTAATAAATTGTTTGACAGCATCTTTTGATAAGTCTTTCTCTCCTTTGGCTTTCATAATATACAATCCTGCTTCTTCTAAATCCTCCCCAAAGAATCTTTGAGTCATTAATGTATGACTATCTTCATTAGGATCTTCCAGTTCCTTAATCATTATCTTATCTTTAGAAATACCGATAGAGGAATACACTTCCAAACTCTTATAGTCATAAGCAAGGAACTCTTCCCCCTCTTCTGCAATCATACAACTTTTAATCATTTTAAGAGCTAATTCAAATCCAGCAATATTTTGAAAATTTGGAGAAGAAGAATTAGACCTACCCGTAGATGCCACTGCAACACCTACATTTGGATGAATCCTATTATTACAAACATACCGCTTAATTCCGGCTAAATCAGTATTAAGAAGTTTATATACTTTTTTATACTCAGTAAGTATGCTTGCGAGTTCAGATTTCACACTCAGCTCTTCAAGTACATCTTTATTTATGGACATATTTCCAGAATTTGTTTTTCTGTTTGTGGTGTGTCCCAAAATTTCAAAGAATAATTCCGAAAGTTGTGTATTTGAATTATAGTTAAAACTTTCTTTTGGATGCACTTGATACCACTTAGCAACTTCTTTACTATTTTTTATTTTGTATTCCAAAGTGATTAGTGTTTCTTCAAGTTTCATCTCATTTTTGTTTAACTGCACTACATCTATCGGTGTCCCTTTAAAAGACATCTCACTATACATTCTCTGTGCTTTCATGTACAATTTAAAAATGAAATTCATTTTAGGATCATTTTCAATAATACTCATTTGGCGGTAAGCTATAATCTGAGTATGTAAAGAATCTTCTGCATTATACATTCCAACAGTTTTAGGTGGTAACTCTTTAAGCCTATTCAAAGAGTAGGGATCTTTTTCTACACGGCCTTTAATATAAGGTTCCACATTAGCATCATATCCAAGTACGCCATTAGTAATATAAGCATTTACTTTAAGATTTGTTACTTTTTCTATAGTAGGTCTAATGATGTGTGCCCCAAGAACAACATCCCAATAACAATTTGTGATAGCAAATCCAAGTTTTTCTCTTGTCCACATATCCTCAAAACCAAAGTTTGCAATCACAAGGTTAATATCTTCAGAAGTTAGAAGTTTCTTGTATATCCTCATAAATACTTTGTTCTCATTAAATATGGGGAATGAGTAAGCATACTCGTGTGTAGCAAATGAAACACAAAGGATTTCAGAATCAGATTTGTATGGGAGCAGAGAAGTAGTTTCATAATCCATAGACAACACTTTCTCTTTTAAAAGTGTTCGCATAACACCGATGGCATCTGTAACATTATTTATATACTCACACTTGCTGATATAATCCACAGCTTTGAATTCTTCTGTAACAAGGATGTTCTTCAAGTACTTTTTAAAATACAATGATTTAATCCTAAAACTATCATCTTTAATCAACTGTGGTTGCTCCCATAGAGCTTTACCCTTTCTCTCTCTATAGTTATTATACTTTTTTAATATCTTTCTCTTTTCTACAAGAGCATTAAGAACAAACGAAGGATGGTAATTTATAATCACCCAACACCCATACTCCTGGTCAGGGATTGCCTTTCCCATAAAACGTTCTGGCATCCCACTGCCAATACGTGACTTCTGAATTCTCTCCTGTAGAAACATATCTGTAGCTAAACCCCCTAATAGCAATATCTTTTTAGGGGATAACTCTTTAATAACTTCATCCATTCTCCTCTTACAGCCATCCTTCATGGAAGAAGTGGGAGCTTTTTCAGTGTAGCACTGGACAGCATTTAAGCTCCAACAATCCCTCTGTATGTCTATACCAATGTTACTTAACTCTTCCCTCATATAAGCAGAGGCAATATCAGTAAAAGGAGCACCATCTCTATCTTCTCTCCTACTTACTTGACCCCCAATGATGAGAATTCCCTTGTCACCATTACCAGAATAAGACAGTTTTCCATTTTTACAATTTTTGTATGCTCCACAAGATTCACACAAAGTGATTTTCTTAGTATTTATCTTTTTTCTATTTATTTTTTTCTTTGGTGGTATAAATCCGTTCACATTTCCTCCATAAACTCTTTAACATAGGGGTTGATTTTAATATCATTGTGTTTCAACTTTCTCTTCAATCCTATCTTATCCAAATCTCGAAACCTACTAAGCATTACATAGACAAGATGTTCAGCAAAAACATTAGTACTAAAATCAACATACCCTTCTTCAAATGTACGTCCTTGACTCTTATGTCCCGTAAAGGCATAAGCAGAAGTGATGGGGAATTGCTTAAAACTCCCCTTTAACACTTTCTGTAGTTTACCATGTTTAGCTTCATACTTATACTCTTTAAATTCGTACCTGTTGATGTGAACATTATTGCCACCAATGTCCACTAAAATTGTGTCAGGATTTATTACTTTCTTAAATATCCCAATAGTACCATTCTGGTAAGCTCCTGAAGGATCATTCACTAAAAGCATTACTTTAGAATTTTCCTTTACCTCAATATGCTCTGATACAACAAAGTTCTTAGGATCGATATAGCCAATAACATGAGCATTAAATGCAATAAGAGGAGACTCAATTCTACGCAATTCTTTTTTATTTATGTTATCAACAATATTATTATACGGAGCTACGTAAATACTATTAGGATGCTTCTCTTTGTATCGAATATGAGATACCACCCTACTGTTAATCATATTCAGATCGTCTTCAGTTTGAGTTCCCTCTCGTATCCTATTCAATGTATTCTTATATTCTATGGAATCCTGTCGATATATTTTATGAAGAATAACCTTTACAAAAGAACCTACATTCTCTTTAAATGTAGGAGAAGCAAAGAAATATGGGTTATCACCATAATCCTCTGTATAAAAAGATATTTCATCGCTTGACTTCCCAAGTATAGGTGGAAGTTGATACAAGTCCCCACAACAAACAACTTGCATCCCGCCAAAATAATCATCACTTTCTTTAGCATCTCTACAAAGCAAGTCCATAGCATCAAAGATATCAGCTCGTGTCATGGAAATTTCATCAATTACTATCCTTTCTGTATTTTGCAAAATAGCCCTTGTATCAGGATGTAAATTATAGTGATTAGGCTTCTTAGGATGTATTCCTAACTTAAACACAGAATGTATTGTAGCTCCTTCTATGTTTACAGAAGCTATTCCGGTAGGAGCTAGAAAAAGAGAACTAATCCCATCACGTTTATCTATGGCTTTAATTAGGTTTAGTGTATTGGATTTTCCACTTCCGGCCTTCCCTAATATCAAACAATTCTTCTTATCCTCATATACTGTTTCTAATACTTTCCCTATCTGTTCATTTATCTCAAGATAAGAAAACTCTTCTGGTATGTTAATGTTCAATTATCCCTCCTATTCATGATATGTGTAATCTATTAGTACTCTTTTAATATTATCCCACTCTATTTCAGAAAGGTCTTCAAAGGAAATCGTTTTATTAAAACGTTCTTTTGGAAGAGGTTTTTCTATTCTTTTCCATATAACTTTCTCAATATCTTCCACCCAATAAAGCCGATCACCTCTATCTTGTTTACTGCTCCCTATCTCTGCTAAAAGCGTTACATCAAAATACTTTTTACCAATTTTAATAATAGTATTTGCTTTATCTTGGTAATAACCTTGCCCACAATCAAAAAATTCAGCATAATCTTCACTAAAATAATCCTCAATCTGTTCTGTGCATTTAAGATATTCAGGATCTTCTATCACATGATAATCCTTTTTCAAGTAGCATTCCATACCAATATCTTCTTTAGGAATCACAATAGCATCAATTCTATCTTTTTCTTCTTTAATTGCTTTCCATTTTGCATGAAGAAGTTTCAAATCTTCTATACTTCTTTCTTCTAATTTTTGAGAATAGTAATTTTCCCTAAAACCAAATTCTCCGATATCTCTAATTAAGTTTTCTTTTTCCAATTTAGCATTCCTCTTTTCTTTACTAATATCTCTTGCACCATTTTCTATAAGCTTCCTGCCACAAGTATTGCAAACTGTTGAATTTAAACCAGTTTTTGTATAAACCAAGGAAAGAGTTTTATCCAATAAACTTTCAAAAGGCATCTTACAATTAGCACATTTTTGATATTTTGCTTCTTTCCTACCTCCAAGCCATGAAGCTATAGAAGAAATCTCAAGATGCACGCCTTGAATATTCTCTTGTCTAAGTAGGTTTTTCTTCTTTCTCTTTGCACCATCATCATACTTCATAACCAATTTTAGAGCCTTTCTTTGTTTTTCATCCATAGCATCAACAGGAATTTTCTTTAGTTCTGACATTTCTTTTTGGCACTTCTCACATTCCATACATGCCGTATTTTTATAAATTGTTCCTAAACATTCTTTTTTATTATCTTCCACATATCCCTCCTTATAGTTTCTTTATCTCAATTATTCTCTCAACATCTTCAGCAATATTATTGCAATACATCATATTATCAAAAAGATAGAAGCAGGTATAGTCAGAGTAGACAGATTTAAAATATTCTACAATAATTTCAAACCTCTCTGCTTCTCCTGCAAGATACTTATCAAGAGGAATCTTTATTCTTGTTTCCTCTGCCCCAGTGTCTCCTTGAGCTACAACTTGCATCTCATTGCTATTCTCGATAACCACTTCAATCTTTTTATCCAACTTCTTGTAGTCACTAAGAACAGTATCAATGTGCAGTATGCTTTCTTCCTTATTACAATAGATGGCATATCTAAGATTAAGATTTTCTTCCACTTCTTCAAAAAGATACTGATAACTAAATATACTATCATTCATCTTATATGTCAATAGGTAATTCCCTTTGGAAAAATAAACAACATTCTCTTCAGGATTATGGTAGTACCCCTCATACCCCCTATCAGAAATATGTTTAACAACGTCCCACCTAACTGTAAACTCTCCCGTTATCTCCGTAGCAATTTTAACAAAATTAAAATTATTAGAAGAGACAATGCCATCAGAGTTGAATACAATGTTTTCTGCATCGGGGTGATCTTTATCATAGAGAGCATATTTCTTAAACTTATTTAGGACTCCTTCTTCAAACACACTCATTATAGGCTGTTTACTGTGTAGGATGTCTTTATTTGATGTGATGTTTTCACAAGCAAATAAGCTCGTAGAGCGACCATGCTTAATGGTGAGGGTCTTATCCCTTTCTTCCATATCGATGAACTCAGCCTTCACCTTCCTTAGTAGATCAAAGAGTTTCTTAGCAGGGATTGCAATCTCTCTTGAGCTAATATCAAAATCATTTTTAATAGATGAGGGATAGTTGAAAACGTAACACAAAGAATCAGAATAGCACCAAATTATATTTCGTGACGTGCTAAAGAAAATATAATTTGCATCAGAAATATAGTTATACTCATTAAAGACTAATTTAAAATGGTTGAGTATGTCTAACAATTCTTTAGTTTTTACTTTCAAGATCTTCCCCCTTAAAATAAATTATTGTTTCAAATGGGTTGTCCCCACCAAGAGAGACATGCTCCCCAAACATAGCAAATAGGCACCACATCTGATCACTGTAAAACCCTTCTTCATCCACAGGAATTTCTCTCATTTCTCCTGTAAGTTTATACTTGTAAGATTTGAAAATTCTTTCTCCAAGTGTTGTCAACCTAACCTTCACAGTAGCATTCATACTAAGAGACACTAATGGAGAATTTTTTTGAAGTAATCTCTTCAGCAGATCTTCCCTGTTTCCAAAATGTTTTCCATAATCCCCAATTGAAGGCACTATCTTCAAACTTGTGTTTCTCACATGTGTCTATAAAAATTTGTCTTCTCTTTCCCATATTGTTCATCTCAAATACGCTCCCAATAATCAAAAACTTGCACTAATACACTATCATCTTCTACTAATATCTTTGCTCTTTCCAATGCTTTAGCTCCTATCCCACGAATATACTTCTGCAATTCAATACCTTTTAACTCATTAGGAATGCTATCAATTTCTGTCTGTATCTCTGCTATTGTCATGTTATTTTCCCCTTAACTTTATCCCAGGACATGTGCGTAACCCTCTCAATAACTGCTACTTTCCCACAATAGGAAGCATATTCTTCTATACCAGCTACACCATAGTGTGTGGTATAGCTCTCATAAGTAGGAAACCCTTTGCACCTACAGTAGGCCTCATCCATTAATACATCTTCTATGAGAACGTCTATCATACTATTTCTATCAGACTGTAGTTTAGCGACATCATTAAGTCGATATTTCATATTCCCATCAGCATCCAATGAACTGAATGGCTCTAGTCTCTTTAACCCCAACTTCTTGATAATGTTCAGCATTTTATACCAAACAGATTGCCATACTCAAAAACCAAGACAGAGATAAACGTATTGATTAGCCCATCTTCCATAATACTTGCATCCGCTTTTACCAAAGCAAGGCATTTATCCCGTAAATACTCTGAAGCACTTTCAATTTCAATCATCAGTAGAGCAAAATCATTGTCTACCAACCCATCAGCGAATGAGCTGTAAAGTGTGCCATTAATAAAGAAATTGTAAACACTATCAAACATGGCATTAAACTCCTCACTCCGTTTGCTGAAGAGGAATTCTGAAACAGAAATATCCTGTAATCCTCGTGTACACATTTTAGCCATTCCCTATAATCCATTATTTCTCCCCTTAATTTAACTAATAGTTTATTTTAATACTCACCGGTATAATAATCCCTAATGTTTGGTGGAAACACTATATCTGCCAAAGTATTTTTTTTTTGGTGGAAACACTATATCTGCCAAAGTATTTTTTTCAATTTAATTTTAATGTTGAGCTTCTTCTTTAAAGACGCAATTGTTGCCCCCGCTGGCCCAATAAGCAATTCCGGCTTACACAATGTCACTTCAAACAGCAATTCCGGCTTACACAATGTCACTTCAAACACTTTATCACCTAACTTTTTGCAATCAGTAATTCTTAAATTACTTAAGAATTGATACGTATATTCCATGGCTTTATCATATGCATACTTTTCGAGATTCTGCTCTAAAAAGAAATAGCCAATTTTGTACAATACCTCTTTTTTATCCATTATTATCTCCTCACTTTAGTCTTACTTAAATATACACCCGATTTAATTATTTGTCAACCCTTAAATAATTCCTTTTACAGCTCCTATTAACACCTTAACAAATGGGACATACTTAGGGCCGTGATATATTGTAAAGGCATAATCTAATGTCATGTTGGGAATCCTCTTCCCCGCCCTGTAATTACCCAAACCCCAATTATATGCTGTAAATGCTCCAAGCCAATCATTGCCTAATCTTGTATACAGGTATTTCAAGTAAGCCGCTCCAATGTAAATATTCTGTTCTTTATCATAGAAGTTGATAGGGTGCCCATTATTAAACTTATTGGCAAAGTATGCCTTATTGCTTGAATTGAGCTGAGAATACCCTATCGAAACACTACCATTTGTCTCATACCTTACAGCATTGGGATTCATCTTGCTCTCAATGTAATGTAGTCTATATAAGTACTTAAGTGGAATATCAAATTCTACACACACATTTTTAATAATTTCCCTATCTTCCCATGGATATCGCCAAAGATAGTAATCATCTTCACATGTAATCCATTCATCAGCAATTCCCACATCCCACGAAATGTATTCTGCTTCGTAAGAATCACTTGAGATGAAAGGGGCTTTACTATATGTAAGCATAACACCTGTCATTATTGTAATAGCTATTATTATCTTTCTCATTTTAATCTCCATAAATAAAAAATCCTCCTATGGGCTTATAGGAGGATTATATCGTATTAAATTTATCTTGTCAATTAGTTTTTCTCTTCGGATATGGTTTTAATTTAAAACCTATATTCTGTAGCATTATTTTATTTTCTTTTTTATTTCCTATTAACTTTATATACCTTGATTTAGCATTTCTTTGCCTTATTGTTAGCTCTGGCTTATCTTTGATAAATTCCTGCATCTTTACTTTACCACTAAACCCATATTTTTTAAAAATGTCCCTATCATTCATATACAACTTTCCACTACTGTAATATAAGTCATAGTGCTTATGCTCTGTATGCCCCATATAGGCCCAATTAGTAGCTTGATATACTGTACCTATCTCCCCCGCTTCTGGGTCAGAGAATGCTATTACATACTTGTACCCTTGCTTAGCCATTTCACGTAAGCCATACCCAATCAATTTACTGGCTGAATGTGGGTGTGCCCACCAAGTACATGCTCCTCGTGATAATTGTACTCCCTTCTTCTTATACTCTTCCCCAACAGGGTAGGCATTTCTGTTCATAGCTTGAAAGTAGCCAAAACAAATAGTCCCTGCCAGCACATTATCATAGAAAATACCATAATGTTTTTGTGTGGTACCCATTGTCCCTAACCATTCATACTCTAAGATAATTTTTTTAGATTCTTCAAAAGTTATTTCTTTACAAATGGCTTTCTTTATATCCACATCTTTAGGGATACTTGCTGACTGAACACTTTCTTTTTGTTTTGCTTCCCTAATTACCCTTTGATGAGCTTTACCTACGTCTAACACTTCATTATTCACATCAACTCCCGTATATCTTTCCTAATGTCAAACCTATGCTTGTATTCTTTTTGCACATCAGCATTGTTAGAAAAAATACACCAAGAATATGTGGACATCCCACCAAACTTAATCTTATCAAGTGCGTCCGTCATAAAAAACTTTGGGAAACATCTAATAGACCCAAGAAAGAAATCCTGTGAAAAAAACTTCTCATTCATGATGGTATAATTATCAACATTAGAAGGCATGATAATAGCTACCAATTTAGCCATCTCTAATGATTTTAAAATGAATTCATTCTTCATTGTGTAAGGAGGGTTGCAAACAATAACATCCACATCTATGTTTTCCATTGTGAGGAAATCCTCATTGTAATCCCACCCATCATAAAATAAATCATTTGCAATGACAGAGCTGTGAAAGTGCTTATCCAATACCTTAGTAATTGCTCCCTCTCCTGCACAAGGATCAAACACAGTGATCTGATCTGCTGTAGTGAGGTTTAGTTCCCTTAACCCTTCAACAAGAGCCTCAGTACAAGCATATGGAGTCTGGTAAAAATCTTTCTGATTCTCAAGATCCGTTTTTAGTTTTCTGTGAACAACATCAGTTAGTGCCATTTATTTCTCCTTCCCAATTCTACTTGCATACCGCTGGTACCCCATAGAAAAACTACCATCCTGCTCTTCTGGTAATTCAGCCCCTATCCAATTGATTTCTTCTTCATTACAAGCTACTGCTGTGGTAAAACTACCCAAATAAGGGTCGAGGCAAATACCATCTTTAACCGTCACTAATCTAATTAAATATTTCACTAATTCTGTAGGTTTAACTGTTGGATGTATATTATTTTCACCTCTATCTTTCTTGCTGGCTTTTGCACAGTAAAAAAACCTTGAAGCTGAATTATTTTTTTCATCTAAGTGCAAAGTTCGTTCTTTAGGAGCCTTTACCTTTCCTCCCACGTAGGAGGATTGCCAACCACTCTTATTATCAGATTTACACTTAGCTTGTTTAACAGTTTCAGGAAATAGTTTCACAACTTCCTCGCTACCATCATGAATCAGGTTAGCTGGCCATCTTCCGTCTAAACTACCACCAATAGTAGCTTTTGTAACAGATTTAGTCATACTCTGTCCGTCGTACATAGTCTTTTTACTATTAACATTAGTTTTACCTTGTGCTAATTGTGGTATCGGAGGATTTTCAGGAGAGTATTCAATCTTACAGTTACCAATATTTATCCCTCCTGTTCCCCACCTTAAAACATTCTTAACAATTGTTTTTTCTGATAATGGTTTTCTTGCTACTGTGATAGGTTCTAATGCTGGCTTCAGAGCTGTCCCCCACCCGTCCCATAATTGAGCTTCTTCTTCCAATTCTTCTGATTTAGACATGGTTTTGCTAATGTTATGGCTCTTAGGCATTCCACTCCCATATACCCATGCAATCATATCACGAATTTCAAAACCTGCATCTTCAATATTACAAGCCATTCTATGTTGCGTTCTAGTTCCTGCAAAAGATAACAGATACCCTCCGGGTTTTAATACTCTAAGAACCTCTTCCCAAAGTTCTACTTTAGGAATTTCATAGTCCCATTTCTTTCCCATAAACTTAAGCCCATAAGGAGGATCAGTAACTACAGAGTCAATGCAGTTATCTGGGAGTAGCCTAATAAAATCTAAGTTATTTCCTTCATAAGCTGTATTCACTTCCCAATCTCTACCATCTTTTAATTTAATAACTTTTTTTGCCTCATTGGAAACAGAATCCTTTCCTTCTTCACTCATTTATTTCTCCTTCTTTTTTGTATATAGCGTTCCGTGCCATAGTATTGTGTCATAGAATTCTTTATTGTGCAATACCACTTCTCGACATCTTCTACAATAAATATGCCCTGCCGGCATTCTAAACTGATCCATAACATTATTTCCACATTTTTTACACAACAACGGTGTATACCCTACTGGGGGTTCTTTCATAAATCCTCCAATTCTGTTAAATCATCTTCATCAAATTCTGTGTTATGTAAAACATCATTGTAGTTAGAAACAGTATTTAACCATCTGCTGTCCATTATAGCCCGCCCTTTGTCCAGACATTGTAATACTAACACAGACCCGGAATATTTGGAATGTCTGCCAGAACATGTTATCCGTAGTAATCCCTTCTCACGCTCTTCTTTGGTCTGATTTAAAGAAATAAGTAAAGAAGCATGACTGAACAAACTATAAGCTTCGGAAATACTGGACTCATCATTTGTGTCATGCTTTAATGCTTCTCTATTATATTGTACAGGAGAAAACACAAGTAGGTTTAAATCCTGGGCAATTTCACGTTTAATTTCCAAAGCAATATTATCTAAAGCATGTCTTTTTTCCTTTGTCCCAAAAGTTTTAATCAAGTTCAATTGGTCAATGAAGATAACATCAAATTTAATCCCATCATACTCTTCAGCGTTTAAAATTGTGTTCTTAATAGCTTCCACAGTATTTCCTGATGTTGTACCATCATAGACCATAAGTTTACCATTACCACTCTCCTTTCTAAATGCATTATATTTACGTTTAACTTTCCTTTCACTTAATGTTGGGATTACCTCTTTCTTAAATTTCAAATTGTTATGCTCATTAAAATAAGGTACATACACTTTATCTTTAAGATGTTTAAAAGACCCTCCCCCAATATTCTGTCCGAATCTGCGATTCATCAGTTTGGTGGACATTTCCAGAGTCCACCACCCAACATTTAGTCCTTCTCTAACGCACATTAGAGCAAGTTCCATAGAAGTCCAAGTTTTACTGGCTTTACTGGGGCCACCAATATAACAAAGATCTCCGGGGTATACTTCTTCTAATAATTCCCCTAAAGCTCCGGGGATAGAAAATACAGAATTTTCTTGAATAAACATTTCTTCTACAGCATCCATATCTTCTAATATACTTACACCTACAACATCATTTTTCACTTTACGCTTAAAGTCATTGTGAATGCTCTCTGCTTCCTCTATTTTCCCCTGAGAAACAAGTCCCTTCACTTTCTCAGCATTGTCCTCTAATGATCTACCTCTGATGTACTTTTCTGTTTGAGCAAAAATAAAGGCATAATCAAATTTACCTTCTTCTTCAATATACCTCTCATTTATCTCTTCCAATGTCCCTTCAATCAATTCAACAATTTCATCATCTTGTAAATTGCTTGCTTCAGCTTTAAAGATTTCCAATATTGTTTCATTAGGAGCCTTTTCATACATTTTGTAATAACCAAGACACCAATTAACAATTGTTCTGATAAACTTTGACTTAAGCAATTCCAAATCATTTGCAATAAGGAGCTTAAAATCTCTTAAAAATTTATCATTAACAATGCATCCAGTAGCTATGTTTAGTTCCTGATCTAATGATATTTTTCTACGACTGTATTTTGCCATTCAACCCCTCATTTCCAATTCTCCATTTAGCAACGTCTACCCAAGGTATGTCGTTAAACTTTCCCCTTTTTTCGCAAATGCCATTATCAGTACCTTTCATTGCTTCTTGAATATAATACTTAGCGTCTCTACCATTGATTGTTACTCTCATTTTATTCTCCTATTTAATTCATTGTATATTGGAATTAAATTAGTGTCAAGTTTTATTTTCATAATCACCTGTCTTATTGCCTATAGAACTTCTTATTCTTTGTATACTTTATTGAGGTCTTTACTTCCAAGCATCTTCAATTAAACCACTGTCTAACCTGTCAATCAAAATCTCTAGTTGCTATATATTGTATCCTATCAACAGACACACTGTTTTTAATTCTTACTTCAATTATCTTCCTGCTCATATCATTGCGTAGATATATAGCATCATTATCTGTTAATCTTACTTCGTAAAGATCCAAGGCAGGGACTTTCCCGTCGTCAAATGTTGGGATACAGTAGCATAACGCAGTCCAAGGATCTAGCGATGTGCAGATATAAGGAGGTTCCCATGATTCTACTTTGCCCGTAATACTATTTTCATACTCGTATACACTCATCCGTATTTTTATACCGTTTTGTAAAATTGATTTTCTATTCTTTTTTGGACTCCAATGATATACTATCGATAATCTAGATTCTTGTAACCCATTCATTTCTTTACTCCTTATCTCCATAATCAGTCTCCCTGAATTACTTTATTTTCAAAATCTTCTATCCTACTCATACGTTATTGATACCTCATCTCTTTTCTACAGGATTCGTCTTAAATGATCTCTGCCTTTATACAACCGCAACTTTTAGTTCGCCCACTTATCAATGCTGTTCGTTTAATAAAAGCAATTCTACCACAATCACATCTACATAGGTAGTGGCAATCACTTGGATATCTGTATGCTTTTGTTAGATCCTTCTCAATAACTGTTAATCTATTAAACTTCATTTGTGGTTCCAAATATTTAGGGGTATTTTATGTTATTTTTTAGATTCCTCTAACATCAATTGAAGCATATCTTCTTCTTTCAAATAATCCCCGTCTACAATCTCTTTAAACATGTCTGCCTTCTTGTCTAATATTCCCATAAACATTTCCTCGATAGTGTCCTCACCAGGTAAATGGAACACATTCACAATTTTTTCTTGACCCTGCCTATCAAGTCTACCAATACATTGCCATAACTCAGAGGGAACCCAACTCCACTGTAAAAATAACATGATACTACTAACATATTGTAAAGAGTTTAATCCAGTACCCGCCGCATATATAGAGCCTACAAAAATTCTAATCTTCTTATTAGAAATAAACTCTTCTACAATATTGTCTCTTATATTTGCTTTAGTGGAAACACTACCATCAATTTTAACTGCAATTTCACCATACTTTTGCATTAAATCTTTTATTACAATTTTATTGACGGCAAAAATTACAATTTTATCATCAGATTCTCTCAACAAATCATCAATAAACTCAAAAACACCATCTTTTTTTTGATCCCAAGAAGCTTCTCTCATTGTATTAATTACTTCTAACCCACTTTTCTTATTATCAGCTTCTTTTAATTTTTTTTCTAATTTTCTGTATTCTGTATAATTTTTCAAAGGTATAGGAAGTACAGTTTGTATTGGTTTCACCCTATCTGCATTACCGACATCATCCTTAGTACGTCTGAACATAATATTGTTTTCTAAAATACTATGCAACTCTACAGGATTTCTACTTCCAAAAAATTCTTTTACCCCTCCTGCTTTGTAATTTATTCTTGAATTACAATATCTATTAAGAAAAGAATAGTAATTAGGAAATACTTTTTTATTTAAAATATTAGCAATTGGGAATAAATCTTTAGAGCTATTAACAATAGGAGTTCCGGTAAGTGCTAAAATGTGGCTACTCCCTTCACAAAGATATTCTATAGCATTTTTAGTTTTGCTTTCCATATTCTTAATTTTCTGGATTTCATCCAAAATAACTGTACCAAATAAGTTACCCTTGAAATCTTTAAGTTTTTGATTGGGTAGAAACGTAACATTTCTCTTTCCTAACTTATCTATGTTTCTTGCCACTAACTCATAATTACAGATAAAGATGTCAAAAGTATTTTTGTACTTTTGCAAATCCGTAGAAGATTCCATTATTTTTATTTTATCTCCTTTGTGTATAAATTTCTCGTATTCTTTAGCCCATTGCCTTTTTAAAAGGGAAGGGCAAACAATTAAAGTTGGGAAATAATTAGTGTTATCCATTATTGCTAATGATGTAGCTGTTTTACCTAAACCTACATCTAAACTGAGAATTATCCTATTATCATGGTGAATACTATATCTCATAGCATCTTTTTGATACGGGAATAAAAAATCATATTCTTTAGGAATTTTTATTTCTTTCCAAGAGTTATCTTCTTGTAACCCTTTCCATTTTGTGTAAATCTCTGTGGTAAGTTCAAAATTTAAAGCATGTAGCATTTCTGCATATTCATCTTTATAAATAAGTTCCCATTCAGACGTGGCTGTGATAAATCTTCTATCCTTAGAGGGTAGATCTTTCACTTGTTGCAACACCTTCTTAAAATCTTTTCCACCAAATTTTAAAATGAGTTTATTACTATTTGTTAATCTTGCTTTTTTGATTGTGTCTCCTCCCCTTTACATTCTTTTATCTTTGAAACCCTTTGTGCAAATTACAAAGTCTGTTTTCCCCGGAGCGACGAGTATTCCCTCAAGAGAATATCCTTGATTGTTTTTTATTCTATCAGCAATCACATCATACAAATCCTCGGTCAACTTGGCATGATGTGATTTCCCATTTATAACAAAAATAAAACTGCCTTTAGAGTTTTTCACTACTTAATTTCTCCCAAGTTTGCTACTAAAGCATTTATCTCTATTGTTAATATTTCAATTTGAAGCTTTTTCTCAGAAATGTCTTCTAAAATTCTTTCTTTGCGTATTTCTTTAATATCTGTTTCATTACTAAATTCTATTACTTGCATTTGTCTCACTCCTTGAGCATCACATCGGTGTCCTTATTTTAAATTTAGACCATTTCCTCATATTTCCTCCCGAGTAAAAATATATTCTAATGCGGAGCGTTTTGCGGCATCATGAGGGTTTTTCTCTCTCTCATAATTAGCAAAGTAGAAATATTTATCATCAAAAGACCATCCAAGGGATACGACTACACAATCACGTTCTATCGATATATAAAACCCATCATCATTCTCGTCTAGTGGATAAATAATTTCCCCATCTGCATACTCACAGCACTTCTTAATAAAATCTGTATCATTCATTTATTCAACTCCTTTATTAAAGCATCTGCGATAATGCATGATCTTACCACATAGGCTTCTGCAAGTTCTTCCGTGGTTGTCAATCCAGCTTCATCTGCAAGCACGTTGCCAGCAAGCATTCCGTTCAACGCCTGTCCTGCAAAATAATCCCGGAGTGTCATGCCAGTTTGCGGATTACTACTCTCATCCCAGCCGTTCCCTCTAGGCCTTGCATAAGCCGGCCCACCTGTTTCTTTACTCATTTTATTCTCCTATACTTCAAATAAGATTTGTACTCCTATCATGTCTCCCCCAAAATTCATAGGAGAAACATTGATAATATTTACTGACTTACCTGTGTACTTTTTATTGAAAAAGCATTTATTTTATCGTCCAAAGAAGATACAGGATCGTCAACGTACACTCGAAATGTCTTAGAAAGCAAACTACTCATACCACTCCTTCTCTATCCTCAATGCAATTATTTCTCCAAATAATTCCTTTCTCCATGTGGGAAAGATGTTTTCTCATTTTTTTAATTTTTCTACGCATTGAGGTGTTTTCAGCGGTGAGGTGTGCAATATCTGCTCTCAATACTTCATTCTCAAGTTTCATGTAATCATCCATCTATTTTCTCCTTTAGTCCCAAGCCCATGGGTCTTCTTTCTTTTCATAGTCTACACCAGAAATATCATCCTGGTCAATAGCTTTTTCGGCTTCCTTCATTACTTCTCGTTCATGAGACCGTCTTTTTTTATTATTAAAGTGCTTAATATTCTTACTAAGTTTACTATCTCGATACATTTATGTCTCCTTCATCATCATAAAACCTGTTTCCGGTGGGATTGTTGCTGATTCAAGTTTTGTAATCATTCCTTGCGAATACCATTCATTCTCAATTTGATAACAATATTGGGCATTGTTGTGGTATGCAGAAACTTTCTCCCAAATACACTCATCAATTTTGAACCACAACACCATAATCTCCTCATGGCTCAGTTGTTTTGGTATTGGTTTGCGACGGTAGCGATATTTATATCCAGCTTTAATATCTCTTAAAGCTTCAATAGGATCAATATCTTTACCACACCTCCAATCATCTTCTGATTTCTCAACAATTAAGCATTTAAGTTCATAACCCCCAACAAGAATATCGCTTGGAAGATTGTCAATTTTCAATTCCTTCCAGTCTGAATATTTTCCAGTTCTCGGCGATCCGTGGACAATATTATGTTCTTCCGGCCAGTCTGAATCTTCTACATGGTCAGCGAGCCATTGTTCAGCCACCTTTAAAGATTCCTCATTTCCAGATCCGCTACACCCTTCTTCATAAAATGGACAATTATCGCAATATACATATTCACATTCCTTACACCCGTTATTGTTAATAATCGTTTCAACCACTTCTCTTTTTGTCATCTACTACTCCTTATTCACTTCTTAAGGACATACTACTGCCCATATTAACAATCTTCCTTACCTTAGCCATAACAAGATTAAACTCTTCTTCATTCTCAGTGTATTTCTTAAACAAACAATATATCTCTCTGTATGTCAGATTAGAATTACGTATAATGTTCCATGCTTCTTCCCTTAAGCTTATTATAGTAGGAGATTCCTCTTTCATAAGAACATGAATTTCCTTCAAAATGCTTTGTAGTCTACCAGCATCATCAGCTTCTACTACTATCACATATTTTCTCCTTTTACTTTAATTTTCAATCCCCTAAGATAATTTGTGGTAATCAATATTGAGCTATGTTTCAATAACCTACTTACTCTATAAATATCCTTATCTTTTGTATACTCTTTGCAGGCGAAATAATGTCTTATAGCATGTGGGCTAAATTTACAAGAAATAATTCCTTCTTCATATAATTTTTTAACAGAACTATTAAAGTTGTTTGCTATCGTCCCACTATGCAATTTTGTAAGAAGAGAAGCATTATTCCTTATGAATTTATCGTCCTTCACGTTTAATGGATACAATTTACCTTTACTTACACTTGATAAGCTGACGCCATTATATGATAGGTATTTAGTGTTAAAAAAGCCTACTCTCACACCATATGTTCTCATGATATGTAGAGCCAACCTCATCTTCCTATCTTTTAAAGAATTTGAAGAATAAACCATATCCAAATAATCTAAATCATCAGAAGTTGGGATTTCCTTCTCTTCTTCGTTTTTCACCAAAGATAGCTTCCCTCCTCTAAAAGGATTCTTCTCTATATCTCCCCATCTATAAAGATTAGAGTAAAAACTTGAGAGAGAAGCAAATACTAAACGTGCTTTTGAATAACTATACTTATTCAAATGATTAACAATAAACTCATCCACAATAAGTGTGGTGACGTTTAACATAGATTTCCCATTAAGAAATTTAACAAACTCTGCAATGTATGTGCGATACATGCGAGATGTATGTTTGGATTTGTTAGAAAGCCATTGGGAAAGCTTCTCATCAAGATCAAAGGAAGCCCTCTTCTGATCTTCCCTATATTCTTGCTTCAAATTATCTATAGCCACCATAGCCTTAATTTGCTCATACTGCTGTGGTGTAAGTTGTTCTAAAGAATTAGGAATATTCACTGCTAAACTATTCATTTGTATCTCCTATAAGTAAGATAATACCATGGATGTAAATTCTTGTCAAGCTATTTATTTCTTTGATCCAATTTCAACTAGAAAATAACCCCCCACAATGAGTTTTAATAAGATCAATAATTAATTCTCTTTCTTCTTTAAGGTTACTTATATTTTTTCTCATATTTTACTCCTCAGCACAAAGTTTCATAAAGGCATCTTTATATACTTCTTTGATTTCTACCCAAAAAGATGAAACCCCAAATTCATGTGTAAATATAGGTCTGCCCAATCTCTTCTCAACATCTGCATGAAAATTTGCCATGTGACCCATACATACCCCTGTGTACCCTGTTATGATAACCTTTTCATTAACTGTCATCCTTTCCTCCTAATATCAAAGTATACAGCAGTAGTATCCTTCACAACTACTACATACTCATAAACAGCATCATGCTCATCACTTTCAACAATAGCTGTATAGTACTCAAAACCAATATAAGTGTATTCAAAGAAGATCCTTACATGCTCTGTTTTAGTGAGGCCAAGCTCTCTTCTCACTCTATTAGATATCTGTCTATTTGTCATCTGCTGGAAGCTCCTGTACTTTAATCATATATGTAGTCACATCTTCTTCTGTAAGCCATCCCAAAACATCATCAGTAATGCCAGTAAAGCGAACAATACCACCAGCCCACATAATAGCTAATTCATAGGGAGCATCTTTATTTGAATATGCACTTGCACCAGTAATTACTGATACACCGTAACCATTATCAAAATAAAGCTCTGCACGTGTCTCGCCTTTTCCATAATAAGCAGGTCGTTCTTCAAACACAAGATCTTTAAAAGTTTTCATTTATTTCTCCTTAAAAGCAATCTATAATAAATGTAACATATCAAAGAAAACATGTCAACAAAATATTAGTATATTTGCAAATCATTTTTAAGATAGGCTAATTCATCAGGATCATCCCTAAACAGTTCATCAGGATCTCCTGTTTCATGCAATTCAATCACCTCACAATTTGTACCAACAGAGTTTAGCACGATAGCAGTTTCTTCAGCTATTCTCAGGGGTTCTGCTTCACCTCCATCAGGCATGATAAAAACATTGTCAAATCGTTGTGCCAATAGCATAATTTGTGCCATTGTTATTTCTGCACCAAAACTACATAGAGAACCATTACCTGTACGGAATTGATCCCATGGGCCTTCTACAATCAAAGCATTCCTACTCCTTATTTGATCAATACCCAAAAAAATATCTTTATGATTAATTATTTCCAAATCAGATTTACAAGAAACAACTCTCAATTCTTGTTCATTTGTATAATCCCTTGATGTGTAACTAACTATTCTGTTATTGTATGTGATAGGTATAATTATACGATAACTTGGGTTTTCATACATAGTGCTTCGTAGAGCATACTTCTCCCATAAATACTCAGGATTAAAGCCTCTACCTTCAATATACTCTTTTGCTGATCCACTCATTATAGTATTGCCTGGAATCTTTATAGTGGTAGGTCTTGGAACATCACTACTCTTCTTGAATGGAGTAGTGGATGTAGAATTTCCATACTTTTTAAATATTTCTTTCAGTGCTGTGTAGTCTGTGATTCCAGTAGCTCTTTTCACAAATTCATAAAAAGAAGTGTTATGGCAAACCCAACAAGCGTGTACGGTATACCCATCCATTACAGCACCATAAGCTTTATTTCCAGTGGCAGTTGCCCCACAAAAAACACATTGTTGAAGACCTATATACTTAGAAGTAGTAGTCGATGAATTTTCTACAGTTTGGATATTGTAGTCATACAGAAATTGCCTTGTATTAAATTCCAAAACTTTTCTCCTTTCTACTTACACTTTCTGTCATTATTTCTCTCCTGTCTAATTATTAAAATAAATTAGCACAATAGAATTCTAATGTGCTTTTTATGCTAATAATTACAAAGCTAACAAATCTTCATCACTAATGGATGCTTCTTCCTCTTCTATCCAAGATTTCACCATCTCAATAGATTTAGGAAGGAGGCCATAATCAGAAACAATATCTAATTTATTTTTTCCTACAACTTTATTAGTAATAGAAACGTGATATGTTTTCCCTAACTCAGCATATAATTCTCCCCAGACATATTTGTCACCAAAATTATTCTTTGTAGCATATCTTTTTACTAACACTTTAAGTTCTTCTCTCAATACTCTTGGGGATTGTGTTTTATGAGCCATGTTCTGTAGCTCACTAAACACAATTTCTTTAAAAATACTAAAATCTTCTTTTGTCACCATACCTTCTTTAAGACTAAGGAAGTCATCTTTTGTGATAGTGTTAGCAATTTTTGTTTTAAGCACACTATTTTTCTTTGCTAAAGATAAATTATCCTTTACAGTGTCCAACCACTTCTGATGATTTGCAGATGATTCTTTCATGATAGCATCAACATCAGGGGTTATTCTCTCTATGGGAGCAATGTACCCACCCGTTTTACGAATAGTAGGTAGTACTTCTTTTGTAACCCAACGTGTAAATGCCTTTGCTTCCTTTTTGTTCGATCTGAAGATCAAAGTATACAACCCAGATTCATTTATTATTAATGGTGGTTTTCCTCCCCAAGCTTTAGATCCAATGACTATATGGTAGTCATTGGATACATCTTCTGAGTTTACAATACTTCTAATATTATTTGTCCTTAATTGTAAAACATCACAAACATCCTTTGCCACAAACCAAGGATCACCATTCACCACTAAAGTCCTCAAGTCCTTACCACCAAAATCAAATACTGTAATCTCTTTCTTTTCCATAATTTCTCCTAAATATATTTATTTTAAACAGGGCAACACCACTGTTATTCAAAAAAAACTCCTTCAAAACAATCTATACCTAATATAGAATACATTCAAAGGAGTGTCAAGGGTTATTTATCTTTTTCATATTTATTGCAATTTTTACAAGATGCACAATGATATTTATACCATTGCTTTTATACATATTGCATTTTTCACACTATATTCTCCATAAAAGAATATAGTGTGAATGTACTATACTAATTTTTTGACACTTTCACTATCTTATATTCTCTTGCAAGATCCTTATCCAATGTCTCAATTTGAACAAATGTCTTTTTAATCAAATCTCTTACCTCCAGCACCCTTTTAGCAATGTCATCAATAGAAGAAGCATCCTCATAGTATGCTCTTGCAAAGCCCTGCAACCCCTGATACAAACTCCCATAGTATTTTGTCCATGTGGTATGTTTGTCTGTAAGTTCTCCGGTTTTAACTGCCTTCACCTGCTTTGTCTCTTCTGACACATACTCTAATTTCCATCCATTTGCATATTTATACAATGTATATTCATTTGTTAATATTATTTCACCTTTCACTTAATCCTCCTTTAAACCATCTTCCCTTAAGTTCTTAATGATATTATCAATACCTTTCTGGTAAACAAGTGTTTTAATATTTATCTTGACATCTCCTGTTGTCCTATCTATGTACTTACTTTCTATAACACGAAACCAACCATAATCTACAAATCTCTGATATGGGACATTACTGCTTTGAAGCACTTTCTTTTTACGTAGATACCCAAACATCTGATTTCTACCCATGCCGCAATTAATTACTTTTGCGACTTCTCCCATTGGGATAGCATCATTGCTCCCTGTCACATCCTCATAAAATTGTACAGCAGGTTTCATCTTTTCATTCTCGATTTGCAATTTGTCATTTTCTATTGCAAGTCTACCTGCCTCTAAAAGTGCTTCCCCATACGTGGCAGGTATCTGTGCCTGTTGTCTTAATTCTTTTTCACATTGTATAAAGAATTTTCTGGCTTCTCTTCCCTTATCATTATTCTCTACCATGGATAGTTCTTTTGCCATATCAATTGAGATGTGGTACTCTTTAGTAACAGCATTATTTCCGCTTACTCTTTTTTGAGTAAGCAAAGTAAAATCTTGTCCAGCAACAAAATCATACTTTTTAATTCGTCTACCAATCCAATCATTAAATCTTTGTTCAACCTCTAAAAATGTATGCAAATCTCTTGCATTAACAGTTTTAATCCCTTCTTTCTCTTCAATCTTAATTAGTTCATTCATGCTTATTTCTCCTCCTCTACAAAATAGTCACCATCATCAGAAGATTTATTAAGTTCTCCTAAGGCATAACAATCGTCACACCACTCACCATTATTTAGCAGATAAAAACCACTCTGAGAAGCAATCTCTGAAAAGATAGCATCCTCATCAAGTATATCTGCTGTAGCCAAATCAATTACATATTCCACTTCTTTACCACACCCATCACATTTGAGTGTCACCATCATTTCTGCTTTTTTCATTTTGCTTTTCTCCCTAATGTCAAAGTGAATCTACCATATTCTGTTCCCATGAGCCACATCTGATAAAACTGTGCTGTAATATTATCAGCATATGTTCCATCAGCATTTTTCAGAAGCTCCATCTTTTCCACTTCTTCACAATCAGGAAGGGCAAGGGTTTTAATTGCTTTCTTAAGATCACGGGCATCTTCTTCAAATCTTTCTTTTAGTTCATTCTTCTTTACTTCTCTCAATTTATCTCTCCTTGAAATACAAGGCTATAAACGCCTTGCTATGTTAAATGGTATACTTTATCAACTTTGCCTACAAAATGCGTTTTTGCTATGTTTTTGTAAGCAGAACAGCTTATTATCAGTCATTATCGTCTATGGAATCCGTTTTACCTATCAACCAGTCCTTAAGCCATGTTTCTGTAGTGTCCTCCTCATCATTATACTTTGCATAAATCCCTACCCCTGCTAAGAAGTCATTAACATCCACTTCTACAATATCATTGTCTGCATTTTCCCATATATCTGTCAACAAGTTTTCATCAAAATCAAATATAGAAGGATAGCAACCATACTGAATACAATCTTTATCAGGAGTTTCATTTGTTAATGCCTCAAAGTTTCTTCTGTAAGACTGGATAAAAAACTCCATCTCATACAATGTATTTAGTATAGCTTTTGATTGCTGTGATGTCAACACACTTTGTCTTGTAGGATCAATAAATGTTTTCATATGTGGGTGACAATCTTTTTTGAGCCTACTGTACGTATCGGCTAATTCTTTTGTTGCTATTTTCATTTTCTCGAACACCCTTGGAAATTCTTTGTGGATGCTCTTAGATCTTGATGTAGGTGTAGTTCCTGTTTTAGATAGAAATTCTTCCTTTATATCTTCCCCATAAGAAGCACTTTCTTCTTTAGAACTATTCAAACGCTCTATTGCCTTTTCATGCACTTTTTCTGAAAGTCCTCTTGAAGATATAGATGGATTTTCTTTTAGTATTTCTTCAACTACATTCTCCTGTGCTTTTTCAGAAGTAAAAGCAATTCTGGAAGCCTCATCATTCTGCACAGTTTTTTTGAATTCAGAGGCATGGGCAATCGTTGGCATCATTTCCCCTGCATTCTTGCTTAGAGGAATAGTTCTCTTCACAATAATTTCTTCTTCTGTATCAGGGTCTTTCATTTTATCTGAAACAGTGATAGACCCCTCTTCGTACGGTAGAGCACGTGTAATAGTTTTTTCATTCCAGCTTTCACCAAGAAATCTACTAATGACTTTTTTACCTACTTTTCTTGGCTGGGACACGTGTCCCAGCCAATTTGCATTCATAGACTGGATGAATGCTTTTTCATCATTGAAAAGAGCTTTGCACCAATCTTCCAAATCGTCATAGACAGCATCTTTTGAATTAATCTCATCTTCAATAAACTTTTTTGCAACAGAAACTGTTTCAATAATCATTTTAGAATTATTACCATACCACTCTCTATTCTCAGCTCCCATAATCCTTATCATCTCAGCATCTGTTAATGGTTTCACTGGGATATCCACTTCTTCCCATCCAAGATCCTTCAGTGCAAGATAACGATGATAACCATAAGCAAGAGAAAATGTATCATCCTCTTCTTTTCTACAAATAAGATTATCCCAAAAATCATTTTCTTCAATAGATTTACCCAATCTACTTACTTTGTCATAATCAATCGGGCAAATTTTCAAATCCCTAAAAGGATTTGGTCTAAGATCTTTTACTTTTATTTTCAATATCCCTCTCCTTAACCTAATAATATACTAACACAACTTTCACTTACTGTCAACAACTATTTTTGCATATTTACAATGTTTTCCTTCTGCCTTGCTGTAGGCCATAAGAAGATGTTGTATTTATCAGCAAATTCTTTAGAAAACCCTTCCATCAACTTATTCCCTTGTCTAAAAGAAATGAATCCGGGCTTTGCTCTTCCCTTACCACATGTATTACCAACATAGGAGAGCATATCAGCCATGAACGTGTTGAAGCTCATTACATGCTCTCTGTATTGCTTCTTCCATGAATAAAGCATATCCATCTCTTCTCTCCACTTCACCCATCGCTTATGCGTCCGTATGAGATTTTTTTGTATATCAAGTTTTTCCACTTCTGTAGCCTTTCCTGATTCAGAAAGCACGGAATATGCCTTGAGAAGGATAGGTTTGGAAATACCAGTATCTTTAAGCTCATCAATTGTCCTAACTATTTCCTTAACACCATGATTAACAATGTTAAAAAATTCACTACTATGTTTGCTATAGTGCAGGAAGAATGTGGAGAGTGATTTTGGGAGAAACTTCTTCTCCTCCTGTATGGGAAGATACCCCTCTGTAAATTTCAAAGAAAACTTGTCTACCACTCGTAGTATCTGATCGAGGGTAAGCTGTGGTGTAGGATTGGCTGTATACCATTCAACAGCCCCCTCTGAGACGTCTTTAACATAGTGGATGATAGAATGTACCGTTTTAGTTTGTCCGTGGCCATATGGCTTTATATTGTGCTTGGACACCTCAGCAATAGAGTTCCAAGCATCAATCACTTGTAGAGCTTTAAAGTAATCCTCTTTAGTATAGTCCAGAACGTATGATGCTGTGGTACACAATTCTCTCCCAAGAGCTGAAACATGATATACAGCAACTACCTTTGTATCTACCTTTGTATCTACCTTTTCGAGATAATCATACCCCACTAAAATGTTAAGTGCGTAACGGGCCTTCCGACGGGACGGAAACTCTGTTGGGAAATTATCAGTTAAAAATGATATTGTAGAAATTTTCTTATTCAGTTTATCTAATTTATAAATTTGATCTATTATAAAAAATTCAGTTAGACTAATACTATATTGATTCAGTGTAGACTTAGTAACACTAATATTTATTAATTCAGATGAATTATATCTATCTGTAGAATTAAGCATGGAATCTCCTTTTACAGGTGGATTTTGGGAAGAATGACCAAATCCACTTATTATTAGATTTATTAATATTATATTTATATAATATTAATATAATATAATAATATTTATATTATTATATATCATGTACCCTGTGGGGTATTAGGGTGTGACAAATTTGTCACGCAGTAAAATAGGGTTATTTCTTCCGTTTTCTTAGTAATACAGAAGTAAATCCTCTTCTGACCATTCTCATATTCCTCCTGTCTATCTATTAAATCTAATCGTTCAAGCTTACTCAAATCTTTCTGTAACATCTTCATGGAGTAGTGTAAACCATTGAATTTACTGAGCAGTGTCCCATAGTTTATCCATACAAACTTCTTCACCCCCACACTGATCCAATTAAGTGTTTTACTGTTATATAGCCTTATTATTTCTAATAACAGATCTGCCTCTCTCACTTCAAGCATTGTGGGTAGTGATAGAAGTTTCTCCACTATCAACCCTTTGTATGTAGGGATGTATTCTGTAGCATATTCATGTACCTCCTGCATTCTGCCTTTCCTTTATACACTATTATTGTATATTTATACATACTTAGAAGTATACTCTTTATCCTCATTTTTGTCAATACAAAATAAAATAATAATAATAATAGGGGTGCTATAAGATTAGGGTGGTATATACAAAAGAGGGTGGGTAGAATTTAACACCCCCTCTATATAATTCGTAATTCCTATTATATACTTTTCTCTGTATATTAAGGGGCTTGACAGATATTTATATCCATGGTATACTTATATCATAATTAGTTCAAGAAGAACGATAACATATATTTAAAAATAAGTCAATGTAAAAAGGAGAATAATTTATGGGAAACAATATAGAAATATTTGAGCAAGATGATAGTATAGGGTTTACAATGTATGACCTTGCAAAGCACTACAAAGTGTCAGTGGAAGAAATTCAAACTATTTCCAAGGAATATGGAATAGGGCTAACCACTGAGGATGGTATTGTTTGGTTTACAAAAGGAAAAAAAGATGAAGATTGCGACGTAAGTATGTTTCGCTTTTATTACAGACATAGAGATATTGAAAATAAAGTGGTTGACTTTCTTAAGAAGAATCAACCAACTACACTATATAAGATGGCTTCTAATTTGAGTCTAAGTAGAGAGAAGGTGAGTAAGGTGTTGGATGAGCTGACATTCAAAGATGGAAATGTCTATGAGAAAAAGATTGGTGGGAATTGGTTTTTGTGTTACAGGAGGGAGTAAAAATGGTTCAAATGTACGTGGCTGTGGCGTCAAACTATTTCCGGTTCAAATGTATGCAAATAAATGTCAAACTATTTCGGCCAAATTTAAAATTTGGCCTCAGATCGCCCTATTGTCTCATTAACAGATTATCAGACAATAGTTATTATCAGATTGTCAGACAATAGCGAATGTCACATTCAAGAAATTATAGGCACTTATTGGATAAACCTGGTAGAATACTGCTACTAGATTTATTTATTGTTTAGTAATTTTGATATTCTGTTACATTTGTTAATGTCAGCTTGGATATATCTTTATGCCTAAACTTTAAATAATCTTATCACGGTTTATATTTTAATCAAAAAAAATGCCTTTATAGTTAAATTCTATAAAGGCATTTTTTTTTTTATTTATAGCTTATATATAAGTCAGTGAAATATGTGGATTTTGCAATACAGTCATAATATTAATACTTGCTTGCTCTTTCCAAGATTCATCCGCCCAATCGAAAGACTGAATTTCTGATAATAATCGTTCAATTTGTTCCACTTTTGTTTTAATGTCCATTACCTCCCAGGTTAAATCCGTCGATGATTGCCATGGAAAGTAATACTCATCATTACAATCGCAATTTTTTTCATTATTCCAATATGTTAAATTCATACTCATTTATTTACCTCTTTATCTCTTTTATTTCTTCAAATTTTTAATTTGAATTTGTAAGCTTTTATTTTTTTCAATTTCTTGGATATGTTTATCCATTAAATTATAATTGCCTATTATCATACCTAAAAAATAAGCAATGAAACACAGTAAAAAAATGAATGCTATCAAATTTTACCTCCTTTTTTTATGCTCCGTTCAACGTCAAATTTTCTTATTATATTTTTTAAAATGTATTTTTTTGACTTTCCTGGTGTTTTAATTTTTTCAAATGAGGGCAAATTTTCAGCCTGAAAAATAGTGATTTTTGACATAATAAATTCCTTGTAAATTTTATTTAATCAAATTTAATTGATTAACAAAATTCAAGAATTCAAAATTGAATTCTTGAATAAAATTAATAAATTAATTTTTAATTATTCCCAAGAATTTTCATTCCTTCTAAAATTTCCACATCATTACAAATTTCTGATATGACACTATCTAAAAAGATAGCTTGTCCTGAGCAAGTGCGACCCCAGTAATAGCCACTACCATAGTCCAGAACTGGTTCATTTTTTTCTTTCAATTTTTCAAAAAATTCCCGTGAAACATTCCACCACTCTAAAATTTCAGCGGGTTCATTTTCTTGTTCTTCAAATTCTTGTTTTTCCCTTTCCATTTCGATTGACAAATTTTCGAGATTATCAATTCTATTAAAAATTATTTTATTACGGTAGTCGGTTAGCAAATTATTTTCATAAAATTCTTTATAGTCAAAAATTATTGCGTCAAGTTTAGAAATTTCATCCTCTAAAATTTCTAAGCTCTTTTTTCGGTCTGCCTCATTTCCGGTATAGTCAGAAATGAATTTACCGGAAAAATCAGGATACCGGAAAAAATTAGAGATATCGTCGTATTGTGGTAAATCGGAATCACCGACCTGGTAGGATAAAGATAGTAATTTTGCTATCTCAAAAGTAGCACAACAATTAATCTCTCTTTGTATGAATTTTCTTTTGATTTCTTGATTTACAGTGGAATTGTGATTTTTTGCCATTTTTTTTGGCTCCTTCGACTTGATATACTTTGATAGTATATTAGCAATATAATCGTGTCAAGATAAAAAAAAAGAAAATTATTATTATTATTATTATTATTATTATTATTATTATTATTATTATTATTATTATTATTATTATTATTATTATTATTATTATTATTATTATATTGACAAGCTAAAATTTATGACTATAATAATAAGTATCTTAATAAATAAGGAATTTATATGCGCACTGAAGAAATTAAAATTTACAGATTTGAAGAGCTTAAAAAAGAGAGTCAGAAGAGAGCAATAGAGAGGTATAAGGATGCCGATATTTTTCTAGATTTTTTTGTTGGTGATTGGGAGCATCAAATTTCTGAAATTGGTTTTATTGACCCTAAAATTCGCTATAGTTTGGGCTATTGTCAAGGTGATGGGGCTAGCTTCACTTTTGATACAACTCAAATAAATAATTTTAATTTTTCAAATTCTTACTTTTCAAAAATTAGAAAAGTAATAAATAAATTTTATATTGATATAAATAATCTTGATTTTTTAGATAGGGAACAAAAAAAAGAAATTTACGCCGATTTATTAGCTACGGAAATTCCTTGCAACGTTGGTTTTCATCGCTATAGTCATCATAAAACCGTATCATGTAATGCAGTCGAATTTCATGACTATAATTTTTACACTGATGAGGAAGAACTTACACAATTTTATTTTCAGCATAAAATTTTAATGGATTTTATAGACAATTTTCAAAATGATATCGAAAGAGAATTTACTTTTTTAATTCAAAAAATCGGTAAAGAAATTGAAATTTCAGGGTATGCTGAAATTGAATATCAAAATTCTGATGGATATATCCAAGAAATGATTATACGTAATGATTACGAATTTTTAGAAAGTGGGGAAATTTATTAAAAAATTATTGACATTATTATTTTATTATTGTATATTTTTTGTGGGAGATAAAAAAATGAATATTACAATTTTTTACAATATTTTAATTATTTTAGGGTTTATTAATATCCCTTTAATCATGATACTAATATATAAAATTGAAAATTATTTTAATGGGAGAATAAAAAATGGAAAATAAATTTGACTATAAAAAAATCATAGAAAACTTAAAAAAGAATTTTACTGCTGAGGAAATGAGGGAAATTTCAGCAGAAATTTTAAATTCTGATATTGAATACAGAAAATCAGAAGAATACTGCGAAAATTATATATATGATATTGATAATTCAGAGTTGCAAGTACGAAAAGAAACTTTTGAAAGTCAAAAAAACACCGATAGAAAAAAAGAGATAGTAGAAAAATTATTAGATAATTTTTCTACTGACATTATCGATAGTATGGAATTTAATTATTATGATGTGGGAACACCTTTTTACCGTGTAACAGAAGATATTTATTTTCAAATTGCAAATTTGAGTGAAATGGAAATTCCCATTCCTGAAGATTTACAGGAAATTTTTAAAAAGTCGCTATTATCCGAAGAAATAAAAGAGGATTTAGAATTTGAAACGAATTTGACTATAAACAATGACTATAAGTACGGGTATTACGATGTCTCATATGATTCTATTGTATACGGAATTTCATACAATGACTTTTTAAAAGAAATTTCAGAAAATTATATATCAGAAGAAGAACACCAGGAAAAAAAAATTCTGATTCAGGAATTTATAGGATTAGTGGGAGAAGATAAATTTAATTCTGAAATACTGGAAAAATTTACTTGACTATAATATAAATTCCGGTATAATTATATTATCTTAATTGTAAAGGAATTTTATATGAATGTTTTAAACAGAATAGAACTTTTTAGTAATGAGATTGAAGAATTAGCAGGATACTTTCAGGATGTAACCATTCTAAAAATGATTGCTAATAATCTTTGTGATGACTACGCTATTTTGAACACTGCTAATGGTGTAATTTTGGAAAGAGACACAGGAGCGGAGAAAGCTTTTTTTAATATACTTGTTCCTTTTGACAAATTAATAAGTATACTAAACGAAATTAGTCTATAAGGATTATTATTCCCTTGATAATAATATCAAGGGAATAAAAGGAAAGGAAAAAAATGAAAAAAGAAAATTCAGCTTACGAAATTTATGTCACATATTGTTATAGTAGTAATACTTTCAATATTCCTGAAAATGGAATTTTAAAAAATCCTGAAAATGACAATAAAATTTGTTTTGAAAATAAAGAAATTCCGTTAAAAATAATCGATGAATTAAATTCTTATGTTTATTATTTAAATCATGGAGAACAAGGACGGCCTGAATATAAAGTCAGGAAAGTTAGAAAAAATTCTAACATGGATTTATACGAGTTCTTTTCGTATGATGATTTTTTTTATTATTATTGACTTAATAATCAATATACTCTATAATAATTATATAGTATATTGATAAGGGGAATTTATGAAAATTAAATCAGATGAATCCAGGTTGAAAATAGCGGTTTTAATATTAAATCAAGAAAATACCAGCAGTGAACAGCGAATTCACGCTTATAGGATTATTGACAGTATTACCTGTACAAATAATAGAAATTACGAAAAAAATATAAATTTTTTGTATGGTATTGATAAGCAAATAGCACAGAATACAATTATTAATAGGTCTGTTGCTATTGATACAATTTTTTGATTATTGACAGAATAAAGGATATTGTTATTAATATCTTTTATTATCTTAATAATTTTTTTTAGTAGGAGAACTATAAAATGATATTTTATGATAAAGATACGGCAATAGAATTTAGAGCAAAAGCAATGGAGGAAATGAATTCTTTTATTTTTGATATAATGAAAAGTGTTAGAAAATATCCGAACGCCAGTGATGACAGTGTTAAAAGTCATATTGAGCAAAAAATTCAGCATGAATTACCAAAAAATTTGAGTATTTTATTACACCGTTCAGGACTTGTATTCCCAGCTGATGGAAGCGGAATTTACCCCGTAAATTTATATTATGATGATATGGATAGGAATGATAATGTCATCATAAAATTTGATGGTTTAAACGGTGGTATTAAAAATGGAGAAATTCACACTTAATTTTTAAAAGGAGGAATATAAAAATGATTTGTATCAATATCAAAAATAAAGGAATAGTGGAAACTGTCAACGAATTCAAAACACGAAACAATGCTAATTGTTTTAGATGAGGCAGTGTTTTAATCAAATAGATTTTAGAGGTTGGGAGGATAACACAATAATCTGTATTATCTCTTTTTTTTAAATTTATATTGCATTCTTTTAAAATAATGTTTATACTGTTTATAACGTTAAATAAAGGAAGTATAAAAATGTATGTAGTAAGAAACACTATTTGTTCCTGTGGAAATGATACATATAATAAAAGTAGTAATGAATGGACTTGCTGCAACTGCGGAAAGAAAACACCAAGAACTTTTCGTAACAAGAAAGCAAGAGATATAGAAGCCTGTTCAGACTATGAAATATTTATAAGGTATTGTACTCCTTCACAATTAAAGCACGTAGAGGACATTAATAGCAGAAATTATCTAACCTTTGTGCAAGGAACTGTATTATGTGGATCTGCTTTTGTTATGTTTAAAGATGATTTAGGGTTTTTGCAGTCTTTTGAGATATCAATCAGAGGGAAAAAACGTAGTTTATGATTAATGTTATTTTAATGCTAAGTTTAAGATTAAACATAAGAAATAAGGAAGTAAATATGAAAATTTACAACTAGAAATTAGTATCGCTCGAAAGGAATTGCAATTGTATAAGTAACAATAGTAATAACAAAATAATATGAGAATAAGGATAATACAATAATCTGTATTATCCTTATTTTATTATATATCATATATGGTATATCCCTTTATGTATAGATCATTCTCTATTATCATAATGATAATGACATATCATTCTATTATCATAGTAATAATAATAATTCTTATATATAAAGATAACAATTATTATGTTATTAAAATCTCTCATCCCTTACATTCTAATACACCCTTCACATACAAAAAATAATAATCAATTGTTTAACTCTGTATTCCCCTGTTGTAAAGGGTGATAAAAAAAAATAAGGAATATAAGGTTACCACATAATAAAGTAAATATATATAGTATAAATAATTAGTTTATTAACGTATATATAAAAGATTGAATTCCCCTATATATAAGTAGTAAATAAATAAGTAAAAGAATAGGGGGAGAGAAAGATAATAAAGAAAGAACAAAGAAGAAAGAAGAATAATAGAAGGTGGAGGGCGTATTCATAGTCAATCGATTGACCAATCAATCTTGCCTTGTCTTCTCATATGATAATAATAATAATAATAAAATAGTGTGATAATATTACCTTATCACACAAGTTAGATAAATAGTATGGAGTATACTACCAGGGTAGGAGTTCTGAAAACCACTACACATATGATAAGGTCTTGTGCTCATGTGCGTTGTATTTATCCAAAATTTAATATATTCTCTCTATAAGGCTTTGATATCCCACTCTCACAATAGTATTAAGGGTGGGTAAGTATTAGAGGGGCACCTTTATATATGCAATTAGTTATTGTTGAAATTTTTTTTAAAAAAAGTATTTCTTCTTTTTCCCTATAAGAGGTTAATACTTCTCATATGGTGTAAGCTTAGCTTTTGAGGATGGAATGAAGAGAGTAGTATTAGTGAAGAATTACCGGAAGGGTTGACAGATATTTGTTTTCATGAGATAATGTAAAGATAAGGAGGATGGAATGAATGAATTGATTAAGATGGAAGAGAGAGATGGGATTGCTACAGTGAAAGCAAGAGAAGACTCTCTGATTGGATTAAACAGAGAATTGAAACTTATGGGTTTTAAAAGGAAGAAGATTTTACGATTCACAAATTTGTGATTGGTAAAGCAATGTGCAAAGATTATTATGTTTCAATTGATATGGCTAAAGAATTGTCTATGGAGAATAAAACAAAGTGAAAAAGTTTGAAGTGGGAAAAAAGTACAAGTTTATAGCTGAGAAAAGCAGTAGTGAGACAAAGTTCAGATGGGGATGAAGCACTGATATGGATTTTTTATGCAATGGAAACACTGAAGAGGTTATTGCAATAGTAGCAAATAGGGTATATTTAAAGGCCATACAGGGGATTGGCATCTATCTACAGAAGATTTTGAGGAGGTGGGGTTTGATAAGAAGAAAGAATAGCAGAACTTGAGCATAGGGTAGCAGAGCTGGAAGCGACCAAGGAACTGAGGTATCCGTGTGTAGTAAGGCTTAATGACGGCAGAGTAGTTTTGAGGTATTCTAAAACTAACAGCATACAATTAAATGGCAGTTATAGAGAGTTTGGTGGCAAGTATGACAGATATGATTTCATCAATCGGACTACACCATTCAATGGAACAATTACATATAAAAATGGTAAGCCCATTAAGACAGAGATAAACATTGAATAAAGAATAAGAATTTGTACAATGGCTAAAACATCTTTCCATATACAGCGTTAGAGATACAATTGGGTAAAGATACCCCCAAAGAGCTGAAAGATGGGCTGAGAAGGATATATGAGGACGTGGAGAGGCAATACAGGAATGTTTCCCACTCACAAAATCTGTACAGCTTTTAGATGAGAATGATAGGCTTAGAGGTATTATCACAAGTATGTGTAATTGTAGACATTGTACAAGAAATTATAGCAAAGCAAAGTCTTTAAAGGAGGATAGTTTGGTAAACTTTTTCAATAAATACATATTAGGTATATTTAGGGTATGTCATGGGTGCAAAACACAAGATGGCATGGATTGTAAATATTGTATAAGAAATGGTAAAAGCCCCAGAACTGATAGAAAAGATATGTGGAGAAAAGATGGATAGGAAGAGTGAAGTAGATATTTTATTTAAGGAAGCTACACGAGGAATTGAGTTCCGAGAGGATAAAACAAGTGATGTGGCTTTATACTGGTTTAAAAAAGGATATGATGCAATGGTAGCTCAGAAGGAAGAGGCAATATCTCTATTACAGAATGCTCAATCCACATACACTAATTATAGTGAAGAAGATGTTGTATGGTCGGAAAGATTAGAAGCTGTGCTGAAGAAAGTAGATCAGTCGTAGGGAGAAAATATGGATAAGAATGGATTGATAAATCAAGTAGATGAATATCAAGAGTGGGCTAAACTTCCTCTACAGGAAATACTTGACATAGTGGCAACAGATTACAGGGGGCTTAACTTGACAAACATACATTTTGTATTTGATCATCAGATAGCAAGTATTAAGAGAATATGTACAGATGCTATTGGGTATATTGAGATGTTAGAGGAACAAGCAATCCCAACTAAAAACTAGTTGGGATTTAGAAGTTAGATTACAGACATTACAAACACGGCCATAATAATGGTCATAGTTGTAATTATCCCACAAGAGATAAGATACATTTTGTTTACTTCCATAATGATTTCTCCTTTTATTTGGTTTTGGGATAATAGTACACCTGTATTAGATTTTTGTCAAGGAAGGGTTTATGAAAAGGGTAAAGTGGGAGTTTTTAGGTTAATCTCAGATTGTTTTGATTACTGAATTGCAAGACAATAGGCAAAAAGTGAACAGAATGAAGAGTGCTGTTATCATGGGGAAATCACTTGAAGAAATTGATAAAATATATGCAAGCATAAACTTGTAGAAGGAGGATAGGAGTGTTTACATATTATGAAACAAATGGTGTGGGAAGAGATTTTGTTTGCGGAGATATACACGGATGCTATACTGATCTATATGCAAAATTAAAAGAGGTGGGGTTTGATAAGAAGAAAGATAGGTTATTTCCGGTAGGGGATTACACGGATAGAGGCCCTGAATCGGAGAAAGCCTTGGAGTTCCTTAAGGAAGAGTGGGTATGCCCTGTAATGGGCAACCATGAGTCTATTATTTTACAGTGCTACCAGTATAAGACATCTCCGGCACTTTGGCACATGCAAAATGGTGGTATGTGGTGGTATAAAACATCACCAGAGTTCAAAGAAGAGTATCTTACAGTAATTAAATCTCTTCCTCTTGCTATTCAGGTGGGAGAATATGGTATTATTCATTCAAGGCTCCCAAGATATGCCTCTTGGGGTGATTTTGTTAAGCACCCTTCAGATTTCCAGGAATACTTGTTGTGGGAAAGAAATGAATTTTGCTACGATATTACTGATATTGATAAGGTATATGCCGGACATTCCATTCATGATGAGATTGTTGAGTATGGAAATGTTATTGATATTGACACAGGGGCATTTCTAAAGTATTGTGATGGAGAAGAGGGCAAACTCACTGTTCTTGAATTAAAGCATAAGGAGAAAACATGTTAAAAAGATTAAAAGAATTTGTAGAGGAAGCTAATGCTTCAAATTCAACGTTGGATAAGAAGGATGTAGTCAGGAATTATCCTGATTTAAAAAATATATTTGTTTGGACATACTCCCCTTACACAAAGTTTAATGTGACTTCAAAGCAGATTAAGAAGAGGAAAGATTTATGTGGCGATTTAGCACATATTACGCTAATTGCCTTGTTGCAGGATTTGAATGAAAGAGCATTGACAGGGTATGAGGCAATCTCTGCTGTCAATGCATTTATTACAAATAATGCTGAGTATGAAGAGATTATTTATAGTGTTATTGATAAGAATTTGAAAACAAGAACAGATGCAAAACTAATCAATTCAGTATTTCCCAAACTAATACCTACATTTAATGTTGCTTTGGCAAATAAATACTTTGATAGAGTTGATAAGGTAGATTTTAACAAAGATACGTGGTATGCCAGTAGGAAGTTGGACGGAGTGCGATGCATAGCCATTCCTGATAGTAATGGTAAGTATTCTATGTTCTCCAGAGTAGGGAAAGAATATGTCACATTACAGAAAGTGGTAGATTCTCTTAACCATCTTAATTCTGGAATGGTGTTTGATGGTGAAATATGTATTGTAGATGATAATGGTAATGAGCATTTTGAGGATGTAATGAAGGAAATCCGTAAAAAAGGACATACAATTGAACATCCAAGGTACAAAATATTTGATTGCCTCACTATAGAAGAGTTTAGCGATGAAATGTCAAATACTATCCTTAACCATAGGATAGCACGTTATTCTCAGCTTTCAGCCGCTCCCTATCTTGACCCTGTTCCACAGAGTGTAGTAAATAACACAGAACAGCTTATGCAGATGTTTGATGAAGCAATTAACAGTGGCTGGGAAGGGTTGATTATCCGTAAAGATGTGGGTTATGAGGGGAAAAGAACAAATAATCTCCTTAAAGTGAAGAAAATGATTGACGCTGAATATGTTGTTGCATCAATAGAGTCTGGCCCATTTAGGATTATTTCAAAAGAAACAGGACTTGAAGAACAGGAGGAGATGCTTGCTAGAGTGAATATCACCCATAAAGGCAATAACGTGGGTGTAGGGAGTGGGTTTTCAATTGATCAGAGAAGGAAATATCTTAAAAATCCCAATGAAATAGTTGGGAAAACGATAACAGTAGCTTACTTCGAGGAAACAAAAGATAAAGATGGGAATTACAGCTTGAGATTCCCTGTTGTGAAGCATATTTATGAGGATGGGAGGAACGTATAAGGTATATAATCTTTTGAGCACTATAATAAAATTATACATTGTGTGCTAAATTTCTCATTTTCTTGTACTATAACAAATATATGAAGTAAAGGAGTAAACATGGAAGAAGAAAAGAGTGTAAATGAGAAAAAAGCTGATGGAGTGAGAAAACGATGGGATATGGCAGAGGCTTTTAATGACCCAGAAGAAAGGTCTGGTAAACGATTTGACTATACTTGTTTCAAACCATTCAAGTTGTCCATTAAGCAAAAAGAGTTTATTGTAACGTACATGAATCCTCCCTATTTAGGTAATAGGATGCACAGATATACAGTGTATGGTAAGGTGTACAACCCCTCTTCTGATAATGCTTGTAAAGCAAATTGTACAGCTTTGATGAATAAGAGCAAGATGAAAGAAGCTATGGTAGCTTATCAGGTGCACTCTCTAAAAAACCATAAGACAGAGGTAACAACAGAGACAATTGAAAATCTCAGGAAAAGAGCAAATTACCCCATTGAGGTGTTTTACAATGATGATGGTACTTGCAAGAATTTGAGTAGTATTCCTACAGAGTGGCATATTTGTATTGATAATATTAAAATTGATAAAAAGTCAAATGCTGGTAAGGGTGTAATTGAGACGAAAGAGTACAAATTGTGTGATAGAGATAAAGCACGAGAAGCTTTGGTTAAAATGTTAGGTGTTTTTAAGGATATGGAGAAAATTGAGGTGAGTGTGCCTACAGGTGGAAAGGACGCTATTGATAGTGCTGAAGGGAATAATGCTGGTGGTTCTCAAATAGTGTTGAATATGAGTGTTGGGCATATGCCACAGAAGGAGAATAAGTAATTTATGGAAGGGATTGATATCAAAATAACTATGGGGGAAGCATTGCACTTTAGTAATACTATATGTAAATCTTTTTTTTATAAGTATGGTAGCTTTGATAGGTTTGACTGCAATAGGGCAGTTTGTTGAGGACATACCAGACGACAATAGTTGTTCTATGTATTTTACAGATGACTACCTTAAAGCTATAATTCTGCCAAAATGCTTTATTGCTAATGGTTATAGTGCATTTGTGTTGTATGATGAGCTTATGTCTAATGAAGATGAGTATATAGTTTTAGTAAACAAGATTTTTAATTGTGGCACTTTTGAAAAGTAGGGGAATATTTCATGGCTAAAAAGGATATGGCTAAAATAAATGATAACAAGCCAGTTAATTTCACATTTAATTTTTCGGATAAGCAGAATTTTGCTTATTCAGTTGATGCTAATGAGATATTTTTTGGTGGCAGTAAAGGATCTGGTAAATTACTAGATTTAGATACCCCCATTTTAACAAAAAGTGGATGGAAGACCATGGGAACTATACATCCTGGGGACTACGTTTTTGGGGATGATGGTAAACCAACTAAAGTAATTGCTGAATCAGAAATTGACATAGAAGAAGAAACTTATGAATTAATTTTTGATGATGGTTCAAGTATAATTGAAAGAAAAAAAACAAGACCTTCCAGAGGAAAAGGGGAAAAACAATGGCTTGCAGAAATTAATTCTAAACGTGAGTATAAGTATGATAATAGTATAAGTGGTGGTATTAGGACTACAAAAGATATTTTCAATACTTTTAAGACTTCACAAGGGTATACTAATCACGCAATTCCTGTAGCAAAAGCCCTAGTGTATCCTGAACAATGGGAATTGTTTGAGAAACTTGGCTATAAAGTTTCTCATAGCACAAAAGATAATATACATCATTGCATACTTGGTTTAAAAGTACAGTTACGGGAATTAAACTTGCTAAATAATAAACATATTCCTGATATTTATAAGTACAGTTCATACGCCCAACGTGTGGAATTGCTTAGGGGTTTATTTGACGCTGATGGGACAATAGCAAAAAGAGGAAAAACTGAGATATCATTATCTGATGAGAGACTGTTTGATGACACTTTTTTTGTGTTAAGTTCTTTAGGGATAAAATGCAACAAGAATAAGAATAAAGCCTATTTGCATGGTGTCAGGAAAAAGGATAGATATAGGACGTCCTTCTCCACAACTATACCTCTGTTTCATTTACCAAGAAAGTTAGAGCGGGTTCCAAAGAAGGTTGGTGCTACAACTAAATTTAGATATATTTGCGGTATAAGTAAAATTGAAAATAGAGCAAAAAAATGTATTGAAGTGGATAATAGCACTCATTTGTATTTAGTAGGCAAGGCTTTAATTCCCACACATAATTCACATCTAATACGATATGCGTCTATTTTGTATAGTTTGGCAGTGCCAGGATTACAGACATATTTGTTTAGACGGACAAGTAAGCAGGTTCGGTCTAATCACTTATTTGGTAGTACGGGATACATGTCAGTATTAAAACCTTTTATAGATGCAGGAAAGGTTGACATTAACCAGTCTGATAATAGAATAGACTTTTTTCACAAAGATGATAATGGTAATTCACTACCAACATCCTCTATTTTTTTGCGTCATTGTCAATACCAACAAGATGTTGAGGTCTACAGAGGATGTGAAATTCATTTTTTGATAATGGATGAGCTTACTCACTTCACTGCCTACCAGTATAAGACATTAAGGAGTTGTGTCCGTTTAGGCTTGAAGGTGGATTACAAAAAAGCTCAAGAGATATTGACTTTTTATGATAGTGCGGGAGTATTAACTGGTAAAGCAGAGCCAGGATTTTTCCCAAGGATTCTATGTGCAAGTAATCCTGGGAATATTGGTCACCAGTGGGTGAAAAGTGCCTGGATTGATTCTATGCCTCCTAATACAGTGCGACAAATGCCAGATGAAGATGGGGGTATGAAACGGATTTTTGTTGAAGCAAAGCTTGAGGATAATTATCACTTGTTGGAAAGTGATCCTTCATATAAAGCCAAACTTATAGGGGTAGGAGGGGATGCCGCAAGAGCAATGCTTGCAGGAGATTGGAATATAGCATCAGGATCAGCATTGGCTGACTGTTGGGACGCTCAGTATAATGTTATAGAGCCTTTTGATATCCCTGATGATTGGCATATTGATCGAAGTTTCGACTGGGGGAGTGCTAAACCATTTGCAGTTTGTTACTTTGCTGAAGCAACAGGTACATCTGTCAGACTGCACAATGGGCAAACATACACACCTCCTAATGGTACGGTATTTATGATTGGGGAAATATATGGAAATGACCCTGATGATTCAGATCCAGATAAGGGTTGTAAGTGGTCAGCAAGGAGAGTAGGGGCAGCACTTAAAGAATATGAGGATTCAACACGATGGGGATATAGAGTGCTCCCCGGTGCTGGTGATGGGCAGATATTTGAAGCAAATAGATCAGGTACAGATGAGAATATAAATGATAACTTACTTAGTGGTTACAACAGTTATCAAGCAAGTAATGAACATGCAAGCTACATCAACCAACATACTGAGGAATTGTTTATTCGTGCAGATAAGTCAAAAGGATCAAGGAAAAAAGGTCTTGAGCTATTGCGGTCTTACTTGTTAGATGCACATTATAAAGATGTGGATGGGGAATTGATACCATCAGAAGAAGCTGGTTTCATTTTATTTGAAAATTGTACGAATGCCATAAGGACATTACCAGCAATACCAAGAGATGAGCATGATCCAGAGGACGTAAACAGTGAGGCTCCAGATCATATCTACGATGTTTGTCGTTATCGTTTGGCTTCGAGAAGGCCTCAATTCCAGACATTAGACATAATAGGACTATAAAACAATTTAAGGAGATATAAATGGGAACAGAACATTTAAAGGGAGTGCTTAGTGTCCTCTCTGATGCTAAGGAGGGGGATATCCTCCCAATAAACCTCACAACACCACACCCTTTGTACAGTAAGTATGCAGAGATTTGGGGGAAGTGTAGGGATGCTTCTGATGGCGAAGAGGCAATTAAGGGGATTTACGATCATCAGAACGCCGGTTATTCTTCTGGAGGCAGGACAAGACAGTATTTACCAAAGTTAAATGGGCAAAGCCAAGAGGAATATGCTAACTACCTTAGCAGAGCACATTGGTTTGGGGCTTCTTCAAGAACAATAGGAGCTTATTTGGGGATGATTTACCGTAAGAATCCTCAAGTGTTTTACAAAAAGGAAAGGGAAACAGAAATTCCTGATGATTTTTTTAATAACATTTCTGTAGAGGGTGCTTCCCTTACAGATTTCATGCACGAGGTGACAGAGGAGATTATTACTGTAAATCGTGTAGGGGTGTTAGTGGACTACCCTCAAAATTCTGAGGCACAGAACGCTACTTCAGCATATGAATATGAGGAGATTGTAAAAGAGAAAAGACTCACTCCTAATGTTTCTATGTATAAGACAGAGACAATAGTGAATTGGAATTGGACCTATATTGATGGGAAGTTAATTCCAATGTATTTTGTTTTAAAAGAAGAAGTATACAATGGTATAGACATGGGTTCCTTAGCTCCTGTAAAAACAGATATTTATAGGATTTTATTCTTAGAGCCTTACGAAAAGTTTTACAGGTATAAACAGCTTGTGTTTGAGAGTGTTGTTAGTGGTGTTGTTTCTAATAGTAATAGAGTTACAGAAGTGATAACCCCTCAGATGAATGGAAAATACATTCCATTCATTCCTTTTTACATTCTTGATGATAAAGGTATAAACTTTAAAAATATTAAGAAGCCTATGATCAATGATCTTGTGAATGTCAATGTTGGGCATTTTAGGAACTCTGCTGATTGGGAAAATGAGCTTCATATCGTTGGGCATAAAACGTTGTATTTCCCAGGATGGGATAAGAAGGTGTATGGTAATCCTAAGATTGGAGGGGCTTTAGCAGGCCCTGCAAATTGTGAACCTAAGATGATAGAAGCAAGTTCTGATTCTGGGATTAGAAAGGAAATGGATAAGAAAGTGGAGGAAATGGCTGTACTCGGTTCAGAGAAGATTTCCAATGCTTCAGGTTTTAATACTTCAGTGCCAGCAGGAAGAATGGCAACAGCTTCTGAATCTTCGACATTAACACTGCTTGCTGGATCTCTTGGGAGGTCTTTCACAGTTATAGGTAGGTTTTTGTTACAGTGGGCTGGTATAGAGGATACAGGAATAAATGTTCAGGTAAATAAAGATTTCTTCCAAGATGACATCACTGGAGCAGAAGTACTTGAGTGGATGAATCTTGGGACACATACTTCTATAATCTTAAAAAGAAAGAAGTGTATCCAGAAAATTGTAATGGTGAACAAGAGAAAGAGAGGATTAAACAGTCCCTTATTGATCAGCTTAGTATTTCCGATGAGAAGTACATGGATATTCTTGAAAAGTTTGATAAGCTCTCTTCTGATGTTACAGCCACAATCACATCAAGTTCAGGTGGGCAGACCTTAGTTTCTGTTAGCACACAGGGTGGTGGTTCTAATATATCTACAAGTACTAAGCTTCCTGAAGGAAACATTGCTGGGGCTGAAGCTCGTAATAATGAGACACCAGGATCGAAATCAGCATCAGCTGATGAAGAGGATATTGATAATAAAGATAATCCTGAAAAGGTTAAGAAGAAAGAAGAAGATAGAGAAAAACATGACCCAAAACAATAAGGAGAAATTATGGCTATAGTAAGGTGTTATAGGAATAGTAGAGTGAAATCGAGGAGAACAGCTACCAGTAGTAAGGCTTGTGGATGTACGACTACTCCCAGATCCCCAAAAAGAAGAAATAGTAGACAAGGTATTTCTTCCAAAAAATAATTAAATTAGAGAGAGGAATCTTATGAATAATGTTAATGATCAATTAGTAAGTGTACAGAACAATAATCAACATCTGATTGAGAACTACAAAAATGAAGTTATTGCTACAATGCTCACACTATTTAAGAGAATGGAAAAATTGGTCAACAAAGAGATTTCTACTTTTTACAATGAGGACAGACTCCTCCAAAAAGATAAGTCTGTCCTCATGAAAAAAGTTAAGGAAATACAAACAAATGAATTGAATAAGATTAAAAACAGAACAACAGAGGATATTGAGAAACTTCTCAGAGTAGAGGTTTCTGTGTACAAGGAACAATTAGAAAAAGTGTTTGCTGAGTTTTCAGAATACATTAGCATTAAAGGGGTAGATGAAGCCTCATTAAAGAAGACATATAATAAAACAAGAATCACTTTAGATAATGGAGAAGTGCAAACGATAGCTTCTATGTGGGGGGCGTTTTTTGCAACAGTTAATGTTAGGGCAAATCAAAGTATTGAGAGTGCTTATCTTCTTGAGAAGAGTATTAAAGAACTTAAGAGTGATGTGAGTGGTGGACATAAGATAAATGAGAACCAATTGAATGCTATTATTGCCACAACAATTCAACAGGCTTATGGTGTGGTAACTAAGGAAATGAATAATGCAAATAGCCATTTAATTAAAGGTTATTTATGGAATAGTGTTCTTGATAGTAGGACAAGTCCTTTTTGTGCAGAGCATGCTGGAGAATACTACCTTTATGGCTATCCTGAGAAGTCAACTCTTCCTTATGAAATTTATGCCCCAGCACATTACCGATGCTTTTCTGATGATACAGAGATTTTTACTAATAGTGGGTGGAAGTATTTTAAGGATCTAAATGAGGAGGATAAATGTTTTTCTTTTAATCCAGAAGATGAGGAGGAGATTGCATTCGTTAAACCAATAAAACATATTGCATATAATTATAGTGGAGATATGATACACTTGCATAATAAATGGTTTGATACCTTGGTTACACCAAACCATGACTTGGTTGTTAATAAACGTGATGGTTATCATGTTTGGGGGGCAACAAAGTTTGTCAGAGCTGATTCTTTACCAAAAAATGATTACAGAATACCAAGAGGCATTATGTGGAAGTCTGGTTTTAAATATGGAGAAATTCAATTAGGAAAGTATAAAGTGTCTCCTGAGTATTTTTGCACATTTATGGGGTATTATTTATCTGAAGGAAGTTTGACTTATGACAATAAAAAGGGCAGATGGGGCATAAAAATTTCGCAAGAAAAATATTTAGATGAGTTTTTCAATTACCTAAGTGCTGGGCCATTTTCAAACATATATAAATGTAAAGAAAGCATTATGATACATAATGAGCCTAAATTAGCTTTATATTTAAAGGGTTTTGGCTATAGCAGTGAAAAGTATGTGCCAGATATTATAAAAGAGATGCCAAAGGAGTTAATAGAAATCTTTCTCGATGCATATATTTTGGGAGATGGCACTACACAGAAAAGTTCAAGTTATAAAGATGGGGATTTTAAAGACTTTAGAAAAATACATACCTCATCTGATAGAATGGCAGATGATATTGGTGAGCTTATTTTAAAAGTTGGTGGTAGGCCAAGTTTTTATTTGGATAAGTGTGGTGGTAAAGAAGTTCAGTTTTCTAATGGCACATATGTAATAAACAAAGATGTTTGGTGTATTAGTTGGTGTACAAAGGTATATACATATTCTGATAGATTAAAACGAGATAAGGTTGCTTATAACAGTGATGTTTACTGTGTGGAATTGCCAAAATGGCATACTATCTATGTTAGGAGGAATGGACAACCTTCTTGGTCTGGTAATTGCAGAACATCTAATCCTCCTATCACACGGAGTTATAGTGAGCTTGGGATTCCTGAAGAGGCATTGACAGATAAACAAAAAGGATTACTCAATGGCACTTCTGCCGAACTACCGAGTTATTCTCAATGGTTCGATTCCCAACCAAAGCACATTCAGAAGGAGATTTTAGGGCCAACAAGATATAATGCATGGCAACAGAGTAGCATTTCTGTGGATAAGTTTTACAATAATGGTAGAAGATTGACATTGAAAGAATTACAGCAAAAACAAATTACAATTTCAGAAGAATATTTAAGATATACAAATTAGGAGAATAGATGACAAATACAGAATGGTTTCTACAAAAAGTGGAGGCTCCCACTGACTCGGCAGACTATGCTGAGTTTTATGATTCCTTCTGCCTTGAGCAGGGACATGTGAGTTTGGAGACATACAAAAGATATACCAGAAAGACAGTACAGGAATTCAGAGAAGAGTCTACTGAAAGTGTTGTGGCAGAAGAAGCCTTAAAAGAAACAGAAGTATTGCTTGATAGGCTTAATGAAACAGAGAATAAGTTAGAGTTATCTTTGAAATCTTACAAAATTCAAGATGTGGAAATTGCGGCCAAGATAGCCGGTATAGATCTATCTCAATGGAAATGCATAGGTAAGACCGTAAGGGCTTCTCAGAATGCATCTAATCCTTGGTTTATAGTAGAAGGTAGGTTTAGGCCTAAAGAGGAGTCAGAGATATCTCCTGAAGAGTTTATAGAGGCATTTCAGGATATGCTGTTGACACACACTCCACCAGAGAAAACTATTACCCCACCGAGGCACCCTTCTGAGGATAACATAGGTATATTTTCTTTTTATGATCAACATATAGGTAAAAAGGTGTATGGGGATTCAACAGGTACTGGCTTAGATTGGACTACGGATTTAGCAAAGCAATCTATTTTAGATGCTACAGACCACTTTATAGAGCAGATAAAAGACAAGGTGAATAGGGCTTGGTTTGTTTTAGGTAACGATCTGTTGAACTTTGATAACATTCAGGGAACTACTACTGCTGGAACACAACAGGTTAATGATATTGATTACGAGCATCTCATCGTAGAAGTAACTGACTTACTTATCACTGTTATAGAAAAACTTTTACACTATTTCCCTGTGGATGTCATTGTTGTTCCAGGAAATCATGACACAAACACAAGTTTTCTAACTGCTGAGATGGTCAGACACCACTTCCTTTACAATGATGATGTTGCTGTTGATAACTCTTTTCCACTTATTAAGTATAGGTCTTTTGGGGAAACAGCTTTTGGCTTTGTACACGGCTCTGGTATGATAAAGAAAAAATATAATCTGCCTATGCTCATGTTCCAGCAGAAACCAGAATATGCTCAGAAGAAGTTTAAGAGTTTTCATACAGGGCATCTTCACCAGAATAAGATTACTATAATGACAGAAGTGGAAGAACAGCAAGGTGTTGAATTAAGAATTCTTCCTTGCTTAAGCCCCACAGGAAGTTGGGCTTCAAGTAGAGGCTATATAGGGATACAACGTTCTAAATGCCTTGTGTATAATAAAGATCATGGATTAGTGGCTGAATATATTTATTCGGCATAGCAGTAACACCCCTGAAATATGGGGTGTTTTTTTTTAGTTATAAGCGTTGTGTGTGCTATGTGGTATTAGGATATATTATCATCTTAATGATTGCAGAAAAACATATGTATTTCTTGTGGAAAACCTGTGTCTTTAATGCAAATCTAAAGTAGTCTTACTTAATAGTGTTCTCTGTCAGAGACAAGGACTAACAAAAATTACCAGAGGTAGTACAAAAATGAATGAATTGATCGAATTTCTCCAGAAAGAAGGATTGCTTGTAGACGGAGCAGATGTAAAGAAGATTGAAGACAAAGCGACTGAGTACGTAGAGTCAAAAGTACAGGAACAGACAGTGGGGCTTATTAATAATAGAGATAGGCTTAAAGAAGAAAAGATTAAAATCCAGCAGACATTGGAAGAGCTTAAAACAAAGTATTCTTTTGTTGAAGACAATGACTTATCTTCTGAATTGTTCACTGACATGAAAAATCAGCTTGAAACATTCCGGGCAAAGGGTGATTCCGATGAGGAATTTGAAGAAAAACTTAAACAGAACTATGAAAGAGGCAAGAAAGCAAAACTTGATGAACTTAGTCCCAGACTAAGCACTCTTGAAGTAGACCTTAAAGAGGCACAGAAGAAAGCAAAAGATGCAAACCGTCTGTTTGTAGACTATAAAGCAGAAGCAGAAATCAGAAAAGCAGTTAATGATGCTGGTCTTCAGGTGGATTCTATCTGGTTTAACGGGCTTAAACAAGATGCTGTGATTGAAGTTGGTGATAATGGAGTTATGGAAATATCCCTTCCTTACGAGGGTGGCACACTCCCTATTGGTGATTGGACAAAATCATTTCCTGCTACCACAGCCGGCAAAAGACTTCTTCCTGCAAGTGCAAGTAAAGGTGGTGGTGCCCATGGTGGTGCTTCTGGAGATAGTGGATCATCTACATCCCTTGCTGAACAGTATAGTTCTATGTTCAAAGCATAAAATTCTCTTGTAAAGAGAGATAATAAATTTTACTCACACGAATATGGAGGAAATAACCTATGAGTATTAAAGATACATTTAGAGAGATTGCTATTGCAAACTCACCCAAACAGCCCCTGATGGTTGATCAGCTTCTGGAAGAGGCTCCCATTCTTGGAAGTCTTCCTATGAGTCCTTCTTCTAATGGATTCCAGCACAACTACGAAGAAGTTGAAGCTGTAACCGGAGCTGGCCTTGTAGACATGGATGAGGCTCTGCCAGAGGTAAATTCTACCACTAAACTGGATAAGATCGATCTGTCTATCCTTGGTGGAACAATGAAAGTTGGTGAGGACAAAGCTAAAGCATTTGGTGGCCCCGGTAACTACTTTGCACAGAAACAGCCTCTTATCCTGAAAAAGTCAGGTATGGATGCTGAACAGTCAATTCTGTACAATAGTATTAGAGCAAAAGCCCTTACTACTGGTGGCGATCATCAGATTAGTGCAGGTGGTTCTAATAATACCAACTATTCCATTCTTGCTGTTAAATGGGCGGCTGGTGAAACTACCGGTTTGTTTGACCCTAATGGTTTTGGTAGAGGTGTTCTTATGGACACTATGGCAATTAACGGTGGTAACGTATACGAAGATTCCAATGGTCGTCTTGTATATGGTATGAGAATGAAATCTACTATTGGTATGATGCTTGCAAATGAAAGATATGTTTCTTCTATTGTAAATATTGATATTGATAGTACAACACAGAAGATCCCTACTGAGATGCAGATCGATGCACTGGTAGAATCTGTACGTGGTCAGATTGGTGGCGGTACTGTTCTTTACATGCACCCCAAAGTATTGTCTCAGCTTTATAAATATAAAGCGTCATCTCTCCAGCTTGATGTTGGTAACAGAGATATTGACAGAAGTTTTAACCTGTGGAATGGTATCCCTATTATCACTTCTTACAACTTCCTTGAAGGTACTGAGGCTAACGTATAATTAGCTTAGTATAAGCTAAATTGACTTATTTAGATATTATTGGAGGTATATGATATGTCACAGGAACTTGCTTCCGCTACTATTAGCGGTGAACTTTATTCCGACACCGATCGGATTTTTGATGGAGAAACTAATCCAGTTTCTAGTTCTGCAACATCTGCTATTTTGAAATTAGGTAAGACTCTTGACGCTCTTGAAGTAGTTGGGGTTGCTGTTACAGCTATGACAGTTCTTTCTAAGGTTGAGTATGAATATTCTGCAAACGCAGATATGTCAAGCTCTACCACGGTGGATGTGCCTATTAGTGGTGCATCTGTAGGTGCTGGAGTTGAATTTTTTAGATTTGCTCCTGATCACACTAAGCCTGTTTATGCTCGAATTATTGTTACCGGAGGCTCTGGTGCCACCGGTACTTTTGATGTAAACATTGCTTCTGTAAGGAAATAATTTAAAGGGGATAAATTATGGGTAAAAACATTTATCCATGCTTTAAATGCGGGAGTTGGTTTGAAACAATAGGAGCACAGAAGGCACATGCCCGCAAATGCACCGGAGTAAAGCCAATTGCTGTTAAAGCAGGAGAAAAAAAAGAAAGTTCTAATGTTGTAAAGGAGAGTGCAGAATTTAATCGTGAAGAAGCTATCGTCAAACTGAAAGAAGCTGAAGTGATTAAGGATAAAAGATCTGTAGCTCGAAAAACTGATGAGGAACTTATTGATATGCTAAAAGCAATTGAAGCATGAGCGAAGCCCCCATCCACACAAGGATAGGGGCTTTTTTTTATGGGGGAGATAACATGAGTTTACTCGGAAACATATACGATAAAGTAAAGGAAATAACTGTTTTAGTTGGAGGATCTTCTGATTCTACAGATATCCCTATATATAAGTACTTAACTAATCTTGAGACTAAAAATGCTAAAGTAGATTACTCCTCCACTCCTACTTCTTATAAATACACTGCGGATAGTTCCAGAGTAGATATGCTTGAAAGATTAAATATCTACTACTCTGACTCTGGTTCTTTTGATTCTGGTGGGTTTGGTAACGGGAGTGCATTAACAAATGGTATTGTCGTGAATGCACAAATAAATGGTATTTTGTATACTTATACAGATGGCATACCTATAAAAACTAATGGCTTTTGGAACACTTTAGCAGGTGTGGATGTTAGGCATGAGAAATATGGTGCTGGGGATGAGTACATATCTGTCCGATTCACAATGGCTCGTTCAGGGCAACCTGCAATTTTGGATGGCTCAAAGGGGGATTATTTTGAAGTTGTTCTAAATGATAATTTCTCTGTACTCACTAACTTTTATATGATGGTACAAGGTAGAGGGGTAAGTAAATGAGTGACATAAGCACTAAGAATAGAGCACTGTCCTTTTCTGGAGATGGGTGGGTAGTCACCCCCTATGCCGATGACTACATATCTCGGGGGTGTGCTTTCCAAGTACATAGGATATTGGAAGTGCCTGCTGGAGGATTGAAGATTGCAATAGATTTTTCATCTGTTACAGATAAAGTATTATTTACAATGCCATTATATTTTGCAACTAATGAGGGGCAGGTGTACGTTAGGACATACAAGGTAGTATCCTACACCGGGGGAACAATAATACCTGTTATCAATCGTAATGGTTTGTCAGGGAATGTAGCTCAAGGTGTGTTTAGTAGTGGTATAACTACAGCAGATACTCCAGGAGACGATTTGCGGGAATATATAGTAGGAGCCTTATCAACGAATAAACTACCGGGTGGCGGCACTGGTGGCGGTAGTTATCCCAAGGTGTTCAGTAATGGCATTATAGTCTTTGATATCATTAACAAGGAATCAAGTGCAGTGGATCTTGAGATTGATTTAAATTGGTACGAAGTTCCAAAGGTATAAATCATAGAATATAATTGCAAGAGAGGTAAATATGTGGGAAGCACTATTTACAGTATTGATAGAATTTTACAACACACTTAACCCTACAGTACAGACTCTAATAGTTTTAGGAGTACTTTACTCAGTCAGGGCAGGAGTGATACAGCTTCCAAACATATTTAAAAATAAGCATGAAGTAAATGCAGAAATGCAAGGTGTATGCCCTGACTATCACACCTTCTTGGATAAGATTAGATCTGAGAGAAGCAAGGGTGAGGAAGTGCATAGGATTAAATATTTTGACACTGTATATAAGCAAATGTGCGAAGTTGAAACTGTTACAGAAAGTGTAAAAGATATCATTACTGATAGTTATTCAGAATTATTGGATCAAGAAAATTTGTCTGAAAAGGACAAATCCACGGCTTTACAGATATATGATCTAATAACAGATGTTGCTATGGAAGAAGCAATAGGGTATTTGAGAAAGTATGTAAAGCATAATGGGTTCACAACTTACGATGATGTAGGCTTTCAGACATACATACATCAAAGATCTTTTGATTTACAGAAGATAATAAAAAAAGTGATAGATAGAAGGTATTTGAAAGATCAATTACAGGTGGATAGACGAAAGTTATATGATACAAATATGACTGTTTTTTATGAGAAAATACAGATATTGCTGAGTGATCTTTTTATACATTTACGGGCTATAGCAGAGGAATCCGAGAATAAAATTAAAGAAATTGAAAAGGAAAAGGAATAGCAAATGGAAGTAACATTTGACTCAGCAGTAGGTAGTAGTTTTGCGACAAGTTATAACTCTGTATCAGAGTTACAGCAATATTTTTTTGATAATGGGTATGATTATTCTCCTTATTCAGAAAATGATTTGAAGAGATACTTGAATCAAGCATCCTCCTATCTTGATAATGAGTATAGGTCAGATTTTCCAGGTATACGTGATGAGGACAGTCAAGCACTGGAGTGGCCTCGTATTGGTGCTTTTTACCTTGATGGCTTTGACATTTCAGAGGATAGCATCCCAGTAGAACTAAAGAAAGCAACTTCTGAAATGGTGTATTTAATTACACAAGGATATGTTCCAAATGCTGTTATTAGTAAAAGTGGAAAGATAGTTTCAGAAACATCAAAGGTGGATGTCATTACATCAGCAATAGAATATGAAAAAGGTTCTACTTTGTACCATGATGTTTACACTAATATAGATAGTATACTATCTCGTATCATTGGTAGTAATTCAAGTTTTGCACTAACAGTGTTACGGACAGGCGGGGATAGCCCGTAGGAGGAAATAATGGCAAAGATTTTTACAGCAGATAGTGACTACTATGTGGTTGCTTCTAACATTGATAATGCAGTGACATTGTATCATCAAGAGAGAGGACACTACCCTGAAACAATCACTGTTTACAAAGAAGATGGGTTTGTGTTTGAAGAATCTACAATTGTAGAGATTAGCACAGGTGTTCTACCAGAATTGGCAGAAACAGATGGGGCAGTTGTGTCTCCTTCTCTCCCTTCTTACATTAAGAAAGGGGATGCTATTACGTTACAAGCAACCACATCACCCAATTATACAACGTTTGTTAATTGGACGGTAGATGGTGTTGAGGTAGCCGTAACAAACCCTTTCACATACGTTGCCACAGATAAGGATGCTATTGTTGTAGCAAACTTCTCAGCTTAAGGAGAAAAGTATGGACAAGTTTGATTACCAGAAGACACTAGCAACGGCTGTACAACTTCTTAACAAATTCGGAAGCGTTGTTTTCAAGCAAAGTGCTTATGACACTTCCTTATGGGAAAAAGAGTACGACCCTGTGACGGGGAGTTTTACTTGGACTAATATAGCTTCTGGAGCAGAACAAACTGTAGAGCCAGAAGATGATATTGAAGAGGCTGATGGTGTAGTAGTAGTAAATATTAGTGACGAGTTACTTGAGAACAGTCTTGTGAAGAGGAGTGATAGAGAACTCCTCATTATTGGGATCAAAGAGCCTGTTGCAGGGGATACTTTTACTGTTAATAATGTTAAGTATAAGTACATTGCCCATGATACTGTAAATCCAGCAGGAACAGCTTTGCTATATAAAATTGCTGTGAGGAAGTAGTATGGCAAAAGGGTACAACAAACAGTTTATTATGGATATTGATAGCTTTGCTGATAAGACCATTAATACTATAAATGACGTTAGGGTAGCAATGGCCTATGATTTATTCAGCAGGGTAGTAGATAGAACACCTATCTGGTTTACATTTGAGAAGCATTCAGGTACAGCTAAGTATAATTGGACATGCACTTTAAATGCTCCTTCTACAATTGTGTTAAAGGGTACTGACAAAAAAGGTACTCTCACTAAGGCAAGAATGAAAAAAGTGTTAGACAGGACACAGGGTGATGACACTATTTATTTTGCAAATAATGTACCCTATATTTTCCATTTGGAAGATGGGCTATATCCAAAGAATGTCCCTAATGATGGTAAGCATGGCTCTTACAATAAACAAACTCATAAATATGAGGTGAGAAGTATTGGAGGCTTTTCTACACAGGCTCCACAAGGTATGGTAAAACTTACTTTAGCAGAATACCCTCATATTTACAAGAAAGCAATACAAAAAGCACAAGCAAAAAATAAGTGAGGATAAAGGATGACACCAAAGGATACGGATAAGGCATTAGATTATCGGTTATCAGAATATCGATCAAAATACCCTATAGATATTGCTTACCCTTCAGTCAGTTATGAGCCAAGGGTTGGAACAGCCTTCCTCACTATAGATTACTTGCATGGGGAGTCATATCAAGTAGAGCTTGGCACAGAGTCAGATGATAGGGATGTAGGTATTTATCAAATAACTTTGAACACTGAGAACAACAGAGGATCGTTGGAAGCCTCTACAATTATTACTCAGCTTAAAGAATTTTTTAAAAGAGGGACAGTCGCCTCATATAACGGATTGAATGTACGGATCACTAATTTCAGTTTAGGGAGTTATGATTCTTCTGGAGATTGGTATAGAGAAGTGGTTAATATTACTTATCGTGCTGACTTAGCAAATTAATTGGAGGTAAACCATGGCAAATGGATCTGAAAGATATCTGGCAATACAGAAGGAAACTGTTGCTGGAACACTACCAAGCCCCTTTGATGCTGTAAAGCTCAGAGTAGTGCCCGGTAGTGGTATTGAAAACTCAAGAACTAATGTAAGTTCTAATGAGATTAGGGATGACAGGCAGATAATTGTATCTCGTCTTGGGCAGAATGCTCCAGCATTGACTGCTCCTTGTGAGCTGTCTTTTAAGAGTTATGATGAACTTATTGCAGGGGCATTAGGAAGTGCTTGGGTGGGAGATTACGATCTAAACCCTATTGCAGTAGATGTCTCTGCCGGAACTGATATTGTGACAAATGATGGTAGTAATTGGGCTGACAAAGGTGTAGCCATAGGGGATTATATTGTTCTTTCAGGACTCACAGTTTCTGGTGAGGATGGTATTTACTCTGTTAAGACTGTTGTTACAGACACTCTTACATTGGATGAAGCCGATGCAACCACACCTGCTTCGTTCACATCGGAGACAGGTGCTTCTGTTAGAATCGTAGGGGCAAGAAGCGGTGGTAGAATAGATGCTTCTACAAACAACATTACTGTATCTTCTGTAAATAAAACAATGACAGCATCTTCGGCTTTATGGGTTAGTTCCTATGATATTAGAGTAGGAGATAGACTTTACTTTGTAGGGTTTACTAATGCTGGAAATAATGGGTTCCATAAAGTAACGGCAGTGACAGACACTATACTTACTTTAGGCAAGGACACTGTTGTAAATGAGACGCTTTCTTCTGGGGATTTTGCCACAGCTAATGCAACAGCTATTGTTGTTTGTGGTACTGATCTCCCCACCTTTTCCATTGAGGAAGGGTTTACAGATGTTAGTGCCTACAGGTACACTACCGGAGCTAAAATAGGTAGTTGGAGTGCTTCCATCCAGACTGATAGTATTATTACTACAGAGTTTGGTTTTGAGGGTACTACTTATAGTGGATTTTCTGGAGCAACAGCGACAGATACTTTGATTGATGCAAATACTAACGATGTGTTTGATTCATACACTGGAAAACTATCTATAGCAGGAATTGCTGATTGTGTCATTACAGGATTTGATTTTTCACTTGACAATGGTCTTAATCCAAGATATGCCTTGTTACAGAAAGATAGATGCTCTATTGGACAGGGCAGAATTAATGTCACGGGAACGATAAATGCTTTCTTTCCTGGGTCTACATTGAGTGATATTTATAATAATGAAATTGATTTAGATGCTCAGTTTTACTTTGAAGATTTGGATACTAATGGGTATACCTTTGGATTTCCAAAATTGAGACTTAACTCTGATAGCATTGATATTTCGGAAAATGATGTTACAGAATCGGTAGGATTTCAAGCTCTTGGGGGTGAGAGTCTTACCACCATGTATGTTTTGAAACAGCCTAAGATCGTATAAAATACCCCACCCTTTATTGGGTGGGTTTAAAAGAAAGAAATAAAAGAACAAGAGAGGAAATTATGGACATTACAAAATTTAACACAGTACAGGCATGTGAAGATGGTGCTTGGCTCACAATTCGTGATTTTGAAGATGCAAAAACAGATATAGCACTCAAAGTTATTGGGGTAGATGCTAAACGATTTAAAACAGAAGTATTAAAATTAGCTAAGAAAGCTGAAGGGACAAAAATACAGGACACCGAGGAACTCGAAATGAGTAACATCAGAACGCTTGTCAGCATAACAGTTGATTGGAAAGGTGTTGATGGCCCCGATGGTAAAGCAATCCCATTTAGTAAAGAAATGGCTAATGAGATTTATACAAATTCCCCTCACATTGCTAAACAGGTGTTGGAGTTTGCTAAGGAGAGGACAAATTTTTTGTCCGAAAAGCAGAAAGGTTAAAGTCTGCAACTTATAGTAAGTTTGAACTTGACTCCCCTGATGATAAGGGGATAACAAAAAGGCAGAGGTTGCTAAAGGTGGAGAGGGAGAGCGGAAAAACACCTGCTCCACTTCGAGACGAAATCAAGCTCATTCCTGATGATATGCCCATTTTTACTATGTTTTTTGAAATGTATCAGAATGGGAAAGAGTTTTATCAAACAATATTTTACTATCAACAAGTGATTGGGGTAGAGTTTGATGGAGAGGATTTAACCTTGCTTCTTTCTATGTGGCAATGTGCTGATAAATACGTACGTGATAAAGAGAACAAGAAATTGACGAAGAGTAAAGGGGCCGGAAAGCCCAAAGGTCGGCCATAAAAGGCAATATGCATTTGGGAGGTATCCATGTCAGATGTGACACAGCTATATATTAAGATTGACTCGAAAGGGGTTGTTACTGCTGGAAAAACTTTAAAAGAATTAAGACAACAGGCACAGAAAACAACCCCTGTTATAGATGACACAACCGGGGCTACGGATAAGTTAAATCGGTCTAGTAAAGGTACAGCAGGATCGCTGTCAGCTTTATCTTCTGGTTTTAAAACGGTAGGACGAGATTTACAAAGATACGGGCTTGCATTAGTTGGAGCGGCTACAGCAGTTACCAAGTTTAGTTTTGATTTAACTAATGGTTTGGGGCAAGTGCAAACTTTGATCCCAAATACAGGTGATAGGATATACGAGTTAAGGGATGCCGTTCAAGCATTAGCAGTAGAAACAGGCGTATCTTCTAATGATATTAGCACAGGGTTATATCAGACAATATCTGCTTTCCAGGATAGTGCTGATACAATGGGTATTCTAACTACAGCTACGAAAGCGGCTGTAGCAGGTGGAGCTTCTGTAGCAGACTCAATAGCATTGGCTTCTGCTGTGACAAAAGCATATGGAGATACGTCTGCTGAGGCTGTTCAAAAAGTATTGGATTTATCTTTTGAAACAGTAAGATTAGGGCAAACAACATTTCCTGAATTAGCAAATGGAATACAGATAGCAACAGATAGTGCTGTTAGATTAGGTGTTAGTCAAGAAGAATTGTTTGCAATCTATTCATCTTTGACAGGTGTGTTAGGAGATGCTTCTGAAGCATCTACAAAGTTTAGAAGTGCTTCTGCATCATTGTTAAATCCTAATGCTAAATTGACAAAATTATTTGAGGCTTTAGGCAGAGAGTTAAATGTACAGATAACAACTGGAGAGGATTTTGTAAAAGCCGCTGGTGGAATACAAGGAGCCTTATCCTTAATCATTGATACAGCTATGGATAGCGATGAGCCACTACAGAAATATGTTCGACGTATTGAAGGTATCACTCTGGCAAGTAGAGTGGCCTCTACATCTGCCGAGAAATATGCTTCGGATTTAAATAGTATGCAAAAAGCTACAGGAGCACTAAATGATGCTTTTGATGAAGTGGACGATGGTATTGACAAATTTCATAGAGATATTTTAAAGAGTAAAGAGCAGATAATAGCGTCGGCTACAGCAATTGGGGACAATTTAGTACCTATGCTAGCAGAGCTGATGCAACAGATTGCTGATGCTTCTACTTACTTTGCTTCTTTTGATGATGAGCTACAGCAAACACTTATCTCATTAGGGCAGGTTGTTGTCGTTGCAGGGCCAGTGCTTATATTTATAGGATCATTACTGCGGATGACTAAGTTGTTCCTTGCTTTGAAGGCGTCTGCTTCTGTGCAAGCGTTAGTCGCTCTAATAGGTGGGCCTGTGGGTTTGGTCGTTGCATTAGCAGTATTAGTTGGTGGAGTGATCACAGCTAACTATCATATGGCTAAACACATTCAAGTAATTAAAGAGCAGAGAGAAGCATATGCTAAGGCTCAAGGAGAACAGCATGATTATATGCTTTCTCTTGATACTACAGCAAAAGCACAATTGGATCTTAATGACGCAGGGGAATTAGGTGAAACTACTATAAAGGATTTGACAGAAAAGTACCCTGATTTGGTTGAAGAAGTGGGGGCTTATGCTGTTACACCGATGCTGAGTCTTTGCAGTTAAGTGGTTTGACACAAGAAGAAGCAAAAGCTCAAGCAACGGCAATAGGCGATGCTTTTAAATTAGGTTTTATTCATAAAATGGAGCAACTCAAACAAGAGCAACAAGAGATTGTTGAGCAGATCAATGCTAAAGCACAAGATTTGGGTGTAAGTGCTCTCCTACCTGAAACAGGAGCAGGAGAGGTTTTATTCAGTGCTATGGAGAGTAATTTAGAAGATTTTTTAGTTGAAGTAAGAAAGAAAATTGCTGGTGGCTTATCTTTAGAAGAAGATCCTCCTGAGCTACTTACATGGCAAGAGTGGTTTGAAAAGTCTTTCCCAAGAGGAAGTATTTGCTGATATTTTTGGTGAAGATGTTGACTATATTTCTTTTTATGAAGAACAGCTTGACACACTAAAGGAAAAGTTTAAAGAGCTTACTGCTGTACAAGCAGATGAAGTTAAATTAGGGGAGTATTTCAAAGTAAA